CGCAGCTGCTTACGCGACTTGCGTCCCGCTTTCTTGGTCTTGGTTGTGCGACTGCGATATTTTACCATTATATCTAGTAAAGAGAAATGTTCAGCACGGATGTCTTGGTCATTATTTCCGCTATTCTTATTATGCTTTTTGCGTTTGTAGTGATGCCCGTTCATACATCGATTCAGAGCCCCAGGCAGCCGGATACGCGTACAGAGCTTCCTGGATGGCTACTCTTTAATCGCGAACGCGAGCACATGACTGGAGAGGAGGAAGAGACGGGACCAGAGCCAGTGGAGCATTTTGAGGCTCCCGACTCTAATGTGCAAGTTCTTCCATCCCTGGATGTTCCGAACATAGACGTGTCTTCTACCCTTGGAACGACACCTACAGCGGTGAATGGACTTCTGTCGTCGCAGTCCCGGGCTGGATCCTCCTCTGTGGGCGAACTCATTCCAGGAAAATAGAACCTATATGTAATGAAGACACCGCCACTTCACCTTCTAGTTGTGGGAACCATACTTGTCCTCCTCATGTATCTCCTTTTGACCGAGTGGTTCTCTGAGCCGCGACGCGAGGGACTTAAAAACCCGGTATGCTGGGGGGATCCTGTTGATGGTGAATCTGGAAACTTCGTAAGCGCTGAGGCATACGGAAACTATATGAGCAAGACGTTGTCGGCTGTAACGGCGTGTTACGGTGGTTCTTTCCCACCTCCGGGAACTGAACCTACAGCGGCTCAAATGGAGTGTATTAAAAAATCCTCAGGGTCATACACTACGTTGGATGAAGCAAAAGCTGCTTGTTCCGCCGATGCGGCATGCAAGGCAGTCCTCAGCCAATCGCGGGGACCTGGTGCATCTGCTTATTCTAAATTTAACGAAGATGCAACAATCGGACCTTCGGGAGGCGCACGTTATCCCGGGGCGAAGATTTACGTCAAGAAACCATGTGCTTCCACTGCCCCCGCTCCCCGTCGTATGACGACTGTTGATAATGAAACTCGTCCAAAATCCGCTAAGAACCTCATGCGGTGGATGGATGGAAAGGGTAACTGGGTCGTCTATTGGGAGCCGCCGGATGTGGTCAATAAGTACGGATTCACCATTGAGACCAGTGACGGATACAAGTACCAGATTCCGGAACGTACGGCTGCCTTTCACTACTACAACCTTGGACAGCACACGATGGGTGGAGTCAGCTTTGTCCTTCGTATGAGTGTCGGTGGAGTTGTCAAGAGCACCCTGGGATTCCCTGTTCCCACAACCTCTGCTGCCGGCGATGCCAAGATCAGGTCGTGGCGCGCCATCCGTGCTCCTGCACCCGCATCTCCGCCGCCTGCTCTACTGCGCCCCTCTGTTGCCCCCAAGATTACTGCGAAGGCAGCAACCCCGGCATCTTCGACCGCCTCGCCAACAGGAAACTCGGAGATTCTCTTCTGGGACAACTTCTCCAAGCGCCTCCTTCGTGTTCTGGATAGGTGGTCGGGGAGCTCGGCTAAATCATATGATCAAGTGCCCCTGAACACTATGCCTTACCAGCATCCATCCCAACCCGAGAACCCCAACCCCATCTCGAATATCTCGCGATAGATTTTGGTATTGCATAGAAAGTAATGAAGTTCAACCTTTGGTATGTACTCGCGGGGGTCCTGGTTGTGGCTGCTATTATTAGCTACAATCTAGATGGTCGCGAACACCTGACAGATCCCAAGAAGAAGAAGAAGACGCCGGCGGCGAAGCCTGATGCGAAGCTGCCGACTGAGAATATCCACAAGCTGGCAAATAAGCTCCTGACGTTCCTTGAACGTACCCCAGTTCCAAAGAAGCTCGGTGCATCTGCGGCTCCTAAACCCAAGCCTAAGCCCGAGCACCCTGCCGATGCAAACTTGACTCTCCCAGGACCCGATACGGGATGTAGCAAGTGCTGCGATAAGAAATGCACTCACGCTGGACAGAAAATCAAGCCTGCTCCATTTGTGAAGAAGAGTTCGATTGTTCCTTGCACCTGCACCAAGTTCTCCATGTCATGTGGGCGCCACGCAGGAGGACGGGATGCCTCGCGGGTTCCAGGATACATGGGGACCGGCGATGGATCTGAGCTCCGTGATGTCCCTGGATTCCTGAACTCGTTTGATGCGTTCTCTCGGTAATCATTTCGCGCCAAAGAATAATGAAGTTGAGCGTTTGGACTCTACTTGGAATTGCCGTTGTTGTCATCATTCTTTTCAATGTGGCAACCGCTGAACAGCGGGAACACCTGAGCCGACAAAAACCGAAACTTCCAGGCCCGGAGTACGTCTGGAGGTCAGACTTGGTTGGGTGTAAAGAACACTCGCCTCCTGAAAAACAACGCCCGCTTAAAGCCTTTAGTGGATTTGTTCGCTAGTAGATAAGAGAATCATGTTTGGACTTCCGAATCACCGCGGAAGCTGTTGGGTCAATGCTGCTCTTCAAGGATTGTTTTCCTGCCCGCCCCTTGAAGAACACTATTCCAAGCGGGAGAATGTGGATCGCGAGAATCCTATCGACGTATGCATGGAAGCTGTCTATCGCACCAAGGGAAATGCTGGACTTCGCGATCTATTTGAGTGCATCAAGACCACCTATATGCCGGCGGGTGAGAATATCGGAGACTCCCACGAACTCATCACGCATCTGTGTGACAAGCTCCCCTGGCTGGACAAGTACTTCCGATTTGATATCGGCGACAAAATCACGTGCAACAGCTGTGGAGTCTCCGAATTCCGCAAAACATCAACACTGGATACGCACTTGATGCCCTCCAAGAAAGGGATTCCGCTTCTTGAGGCGATTCAAGAACACGTTCGTCCCACAACCATTGAGGAGTGGAAGTGCGAGAAGTGCCGGGGACTGGGATGCACCAAGCAGCTGATGTTTGGGTCATTCCCGAAAATCTTCATGATCTGGTCGGATCCGATTGAGTATTCCAGCCTACTGATCCTGAACGGCAAGAAATACCATCTGTTTGGAGTCATCTGCTTTAACGGTGGGCACTGGTGGACGTATGCCCGAAAGCTGCCTGCAGGCAACCCATGGCATATCTTGGACGACACGCGAGTTCAGCAGATGGATTCGCACAAGTTCCCAGTGGATAGCGCTATGAGAGTCCTGCTTTATTTCCTCGGTGAAAACTAATGGAAGGCGGTAAGGTCAGTCCCCAGCTCCGAACGACCTATGTTGTTCTCACGATCGCCTTTGCGGTCATAGTTATTATTGTGTCGGTCTATCTAGCCGCGACGGACACGATGTCGCTAATCACGTTTCTTCTGCTGATTGCCGTTCTCGTATATATCCTTATTTATTTTGGGTTTGTCGAGGTGTCGGCTCAGGGAGATCAGCTGGATATCACCTATTACACGCACCCGATGCCGATTGAGAGCAAGACGACCTACGAGCCGTCGCACGATGTAGCTCCCGAGCCACTTCCAAATTCTCCTGAGGTTTTTTACATCTCTGATAACATCTTCACCTACAAGGAGGCGCATGCGGTGTGCAAGGCGTACGGCGGAGAGCTTGCCTCGTACCAGCAGCTAGAGAAGGCGTACCAGGAGGGTGCCGAGTGGTGTGGATACGGATGGTCGGCGGACGGGCTGGCTCTGTTTCCCACTCAGTACGATACGTGGAAGGAGCGCCAGAAGGAGACCGATCCCGCCAAGCGCATCGAGTGCGGTCGTCCGGGAGTCAATGGCGGATACTTCAACCCTGCCACGAAGTTCGGAGTAAATTGCTTTGGTGTGCGCCCCGATAAGGCGCTTGGACCCGCAGCTAAGGTCCCTGCCAAGGATGCCGAGGAGGACAAGATGATTGAGCGTTTCCGCCGCCGTCTCAAGAACTTTGTGGTGTCCCCGTTCAACAATGCGTCGTGGTCGTATGCCCCACAGGCTCCTCCTCCCCCGCCCCCAGATACCTCCAACATCCAGTCATCTCGGACAAGGACAGGAGAACTAGCTTCGCCATTTGAGACAATTGACACGAACCTCACAGCTATTCTTAACGGGATTGGAGAGACATTCTCGTTCCTCGGAACTGCAATGACAAATCTTGTTGGAGGTAAGTAATAAGACATGAGCACTTGGACACCCGAAGATGCGCATACGCAACAGTCGCGCTGGACGTTTCAGACCCCTGTGAACGCCCAGGACGCCCCGCCTCGCACGCCGTTTGTCGGCGCCTTTAATGTCCCTCTAGCCAAGGAGCGCCTGCAGCCGAACAATTTCCAGTGGTTGGTCTATAAGCCCCAGGAGCATGCGATTCCGCCGTTTGAGTATTTCAAGAACACCCGTGCGCCTTCACGCCTAATGGGTCCCTCTAATTTTCACAACCTTAAGTAATGATTGAGGTAGCTCTTTTTACTGGAGTTGGGCTGCTCGGTTACATCCTTGCCACCAAGTATGGAGATAAGACTGCTACCCAGGGACATCGCGAGATGTTTTCAGATGGCGTCCCAGGTCCTGACCCTGATCCCACCAACTCGCGTGTGAGCATGGCGCAGGCTCCCCAGGGTCATGCCAATATGGTTCCCTTTTTCGGTGCGAAGGTGACCCAGAATCTCCGTGGAAATGCCAATCAGTCTATTCTCGATTCGTTTGCGGGTACGGGTAGCGACTACTTCCAGAAGAAGGAGGTTGCCTCGATGTACGACGTTGCCCCTGGTAACGGCATTCCTTTCGGAAATGCTAACGAGTCGGAGTTCATGCAGTCACGCATGGTGGCGGGCAATAACATGAAGAATGTCTTCCCGATTGATCGCACCTTTGTTGCTCCGGGTATCAACGACGGATACAACAACCTCGGCAGCGGCGGTTACCAGCAGTTCAACGAGCTCCAGGAGTTCGCCAAGCCGCGCACGACCGACGAGATTCGCGCGGCGAACAAGCCGAAGTTGTCGTACGATGCTCCCGTTGTCCCTGGCGCGCACTATGTCACCCAGCCCGGTCTGCAGGCGCCTGTCAATAAGAATCGCCCCGATCGCTTCCAGGTTCTGTCAGAGAACAAGGACGGCACAGGTCAGCTGCTGTATCTCAACACCACGCAGGGCGCACAGGTGAGCCCTGCCGCATTCCCTCAGCAGATGCAGAAGGAGCAGCAGCGTGACTCGACATCAGTGGAGTACTATGGTACGGGTGGTGCGGGATTTAGCTCAGCGAATTATGTCCGCGCCTTCACGGAGCCTTTTGAGCAGTTCCTTCGTCTAACAGTTGGCGATTGGGTAGGTCCTGGCGGCGGTGCGGGAGGTGCCACTGAGGGAACGTACCTGGTGGATCAGTACAATCAGGCTTACACGAATCCTGGTCGCGAGGCATCTGTGATGACCAACTACGCTGCTCCTGGCAACATTTCGCTGCCTACGAACGAGCAGATCGTAGGTGCAGTCAAGGTGAATAAGGACGAGGATATGATGATCAATACTCGCCAGTTCTCGGGCTACGCCAACGTAGTTCCCACCTCGGCCGATGCTCAGCAGCAGGGAGAGTTCAAGTTCAACCTCCCGCTGGACCAGAGCATTGAGACGACGCGTATGGAGCCTGCGATCCTGGACGCGTTCCGCGCGAACCCATATACGCAAAGCCTGCACAGTACAGCCTAAATGGACGATATCCTACAAAGTATTTTGTACGGACATCTGTCAGTAGATATTAAAACCCTTACATTCCAAGAACAACTAGAGGTTTTGCGCGCTGTCGTCGCAAACTCCTCCGCTTTATCGAGACTGAATATCGTAGGTGAGCTCCACCCGTTTGTGGGGGAGTTACTGGCGCGGATGCGGCGGCAGCAGCAAGAACAACCGGCTCGGGAGGGGGGCGAAGCTCGGGGTAATGATCGAGGGCAGCCTTCTTTAGAAATAGGAAGCGTGCATGTTCCTCTCCAGCGGGCAGAGCCGTTGTCTTTTGGGTCACTGCTGCAAACGCGTCCCGCAGATTCGCAGTCCGAGTCGCCAGCATCATAACATCATCAAGTGACGCTCGTTTGTCTAGATAGGCATCGATCAACTCTTGAAGACTCTTCGTCTTGAGGTCTGCATCGGGCAGGAGATTCACAGTGCCAAATGTGGACTTATTCACAATCTCGTCCTCATCGGTGATGGGTTTGACAGGCGCAACTTGATGAAGTCCGTATGCCGTAGCGAAACAGCAAACGGCTGTTCCGGCGGTTATTGCGGCAAGCATTATGTATATGTGAAAAACAATTATGCACTTGGTGGACGACGAAACGATTCTTCGTGTCCAGAACAATTTGATGCACTCTAAAAATGTTCGTAGTCTTCACGGATCGTGGTGGTTCAATATTGCGATGTTTGTGATGATTGTTGGTATCATGATCTTCTTTCTGAGGGTGCAATATACAACTACCTCCCAAGTCCTGAAAGCAGAGGCAACTCGTAAAGATATCTCCTTCCAGCCGCTGTTGTGGCACAACGCGGTTCGAAATAATATAGATATGTAGACAATATGCTGCCTACCCGTCGTGCGGCACTACTCAAAGTCAAATATGAAATGGTGTATCGCGGTATGGATCGCGAGGCGGCGTTCCAGAAGTTTGAAGCGACGGTCCCCAACCCGAAAAACGGATCCGTTCAGCTCCCAGCCGAGCCGGTAAAGCAGCCGCCAGCAAAATGAATATCTTCTTTCTCCATTGGAATCCCCGCAAATGTGCCAAGTATCACTGCGATAAACACGTCGTCAAAATGATCCTGGAATCGTGTCAGCTTCTCTATACGTGCCACTGGACGGCCGCGAATCCCCCTCCGCTCATCCAGTGTGCTCCCAACGGAGGATACAAACCTACCCATCTCAAGCACCCCTGCTCACTCTGGTTGAACGAATCGTTGGATAATTACCTGTGGCTGATTCGCCTGACGCAGGAACTGCTTGTCGAGTACCGCTTTCGGTACGGCGACAAGACACACAAATGCGAAGCTCACCTTGATTGGTTAGAGAACGTCTATCCCCATGAACTCAAGTCAATAGGAATCACTCCGCCGCGATGCGCTATGCCCCCCGAGTTCAAAGTCAGTAATGACCCCATAGAGTGCTATCGCCTCTACTACAAGATATCCAAGGATAAGGAACGTCAGATCGTCAGCTACAAGAAAAGGCACCGACCTCATTTCTTGGCGTAGTATAATGGCAGACGGATCCTTCGGGTACATCCGAATTTCGGACGCTAAGGTCGTCCCACACCACGCACTTGTTGAACATTTTCAGCTGTATCATGAGCCCGACCATATTGTAGCGACCATGCAGATTGTTGGCGAAAATCCTGCGGCTCCTCACGTAGAGAGTATCAAGAGTGTTGGCGAGCGCGCGGCCCCGGTTCGTGTTCCGCTCAAGAAGAATGGGCGTAACGTTACGCCTGGAACCCAGATTGTTGCGAAACCGTCGGGTCCTATGGAGATTCCTCTTTTTAAGTTTGTGACGGATGTCGAGGATTTCTTGAACACCAACTCCATTACGAAGATGGAGAACAAGGCTGCGATTCTGCCAGACGGAAGCTCGGAACTGACTCCTCCTCCTACGGATGTCCCAGTCCCGTCCAAGACCACGGACTTTGATCTTGATGGTCCATCGGGCGTATCCTTTGTCCCGAAGAAGGCAAAGTTTGAGGTTCGCTCGGTGGGTCCAGTCGGCGACAAGGACCATCGTGTGGCGCTCCATGGACTCCTCGCCGAGCCCGTACGAGTCACAATTACTGGACGTGGTACGATTGCCCTTCCCGTAGGATTCCGCATGGTAAGCATTCTCAAGGGCGAGATTGATGATAAGTTCAAGCCCAAGGTAGCTGCCGACCCTGAGCCTGTAGCACCTGCAACGGGGATTGCATCCCTGCTTGGTGGCCCATCGGTGCCTGTACCTGCGCCCACGGCTCCACTAGCAGAGCCAGGACTGCCAGGACTGCCTGGAGCACCTGGAGCACCTGGAGCACCTGGAGCACCTGGAGCACCTGGAGCACCTGGAGCACCCGCCGAGCCTCTTCCTCCCTCGACTGTCCAAGCGATTCAGCATGTTATTGGTCCTGCCCCCGCCGCTCCAGCTCCAGCTCCAGCCCCTGCCCCCGCTCCGGCTCCGGCACCGGCTCCGGCCCCGACTCTTGGTGTAACAAGCCTGCTTGGTCCATCCCTAACCCCAGCTGCGCCAGCTACGCCAGCTACGCCAGCTACGCCAGCTACGCCAGCTACGCCAGCTACGCCTCCTACGCCAGCTGCGCCAGCTGCGCCAGCTGCGCCAGATATGCCCGCTACACCCGCTACACCCGCTACACCTCCTACGCCAGCTGCTCCTGCGGCTGCCGCGCCCATATCTCCATTCCCAGTTCCTGGAACTCCCGAGACCCCTCCGGGACCCATATCTCCATTCCCGGTTCCTGGAACTCCCGAAACTCCTCCTCCCGCTCCAGCTGCCCCTACGCTCCAGACAATCCGTAACTCAATAACAAACATCAACAAGTATTCTCTCGTTATCCAGAAACTCAGCAAGAAGGAGCGCAAGAAAGCGGACAACTACGACCAGTTCAAGCTGGCACTCAAAGATCTCGTTCGTCAATTTGAACAGCCCGTTCCTCCCAGCATGAAGTACGGACTGAAACGCATGAAGGCAGATATTGCGAAGTCTGTTAAGCACATTGATGATGCGCCCACAGATGTTGGTAAGCTGCAAGATGACCTGAAAGATAAGTTTGCGCTTGTGATAGCGGGACCGGTCAGTCCCCCGCCCCCGGCTTCGGCTGAGAGCCCACCGCTTTCTTTGATGACGACGCCCGCTCCCGAGCCAGCTCCTGCGCCTGCGCCAGCTCCTGCGCCAGCGCCCGAGCCAGCTCCAGCTCCCGAAGCTGCACCGGCTCTTCCGGGTATCCCCGAATCTCCTCCTCATGCCGACTCTCCCGGCGTCACCCCGCCACTACATGCTGCTGAACCTCCCATACAGGCTGTCCTTGACGGAGTTGCTCAGCCTCTTTCCACCCCTCTACCCGCCGCAGAAGATCCTTTTGCGTCCAACCGGTCGTTTTTCAGGGTCGATAGCCCGGAAGAGGAGGAGCGTATTATCGGAGAACTCGCACAAGAACCAGAGCCTGCTCCCAAGACGAGCGATGATATTGTTCTCGGACGCCGCCTCCTGAAGGATGGAACTGCTAGCCGTCTTCTTTCGCCTGTCACGTGTGGAAAGAATGCGATATATACCGGAATCGTGGGTCCCGACTTTTCCGATGTCCTCATGAAACACATTCAGGAGACGGTCAAGGCTCCACCTCCCATTCTTGAAATCAAGACGTACGGACTCGAGATTGGAGCGACAAGGTCAGGTGCGTCATATTCGATTACAAATGGGGAGGAGGATGGATCTGGAAATTTTACAAAATTCCACAAGAGCTGTCCCGACGGCGACGAAATCAAGATCGTGATCCACGAGAACAAGGATATGGATGCCACCGTGACTCGCAAGAGGAAGCGTGGAGGTGCGGCTGACACGACGTATGTGTTCCGCGTAGCAATCTCCGACACCGCAGCGGAGAGCCAGGTACTGCGAACCAAAAGTCCTCGTAAGGAGTTCAAGTCTCTCGTCGCACGTAAGCCCGCTCCCGCGCCCGCTCCCGAGCCAGCTCCCGCGCCCGCTCCCGAGCCAGCTCCAGCGCCCGCTCCCGAGCCTTCTCGTACAGTTCTCATGCCCGCTGTTGAATCGCCCGATGTATCCGATACCCCTCCGGTTCCCGGACTCCGGACGATGACACCCATTAAACCATTTGCTCCGACACAGACCCGTAAGCGCGTTGCGGTGGTCAAGAATACTAAAAACGGATCGGCCCGTCGTACTCAGAAGAAACGTATCAACCGACGCAAGACATGAAGAAATCATACATCCCTCCTCCTCCCCCCGGACCTCCGCCCACCCCGGCCCCTCTGGCTCTGGTTCCCGCGAACCGTGTCCGGGACCATATCATTGAAGTTGTTCTCAAGAAGTATCCTGAGGGCGTAGCTCTCAAGTTCGCCAAGCATTTTCGTGAATTCAAGCCGCGTTCGCTGGATGAATTCAAGACAATTATTCTGAGTACGCCTGTTGGCAAGATGGTGTTCGGGACGACAGCAAAGACCAACCTTGAGTTTGTCTATACGCTCAAAGAGTGGTACCATCCGCCGCCAGACGAGTACCAGAAGACCCGCTGGTGGGATCCCCTGGTCGCGTATACAGGATATAACCAGTCACGTAAATCGTCATCAAAAGTGTTAGCAATCCTATCCAAGAAGGATAAGAAGCAAACAACATCGTGAGCAGGGAGGCAGCGATCATGTAGATAGCATCGACGACTAGCACCCAGCCCGCTCCCTTCATTGTAGCATACTCCTTCATGAGGTCCATAATGGTATTTTTGCCTTTGGGTACAAGGGGCACTACGATCAGTCCAAAGAAGAGGTCGTGCGTCATCTGGATCGCCACAGACATCATGCAAAACGCCAGGGGATTCCACGGACCCCCAAGGAAAGACGTCGCCATCTGTGTCAGGACGACGCCAATCACAATGGAGGCAACGTCAATGATATAGGCAACCGATTCAAACCGGTCGTACCACTTGGTTATGGGTGCGTCGGGCTCGGATGTGTAACGCCACACAAACAGACCAAGCGTATCTACGATACATGCAGCCACTAGCGCAGCAAGCAGGATTCGTGTATTCGTGAAATTACGGATATCCTTCATATTATAACTAATGAGCGTTTTTGTTGTTGTCCTCTCGGGCGATCCTGGATCCACATCGCAGTTTTACCACAAGGTTAAAGCACTTCCCTGGAACAATATTGTGTGGCTCAACAACGACCAGCTCGCCTATCCGTCCGCCAACCTCATTGTCATGTTTGGCGGAAAGTGGGATATTCCGCATCTAACCCCATTCATTACCTGGAGCGGAGACGACGAAGAAACCATCCAGAGGGTGTATAAAACTCTTCGTCTAGTATAATGTTTGACGTCCTCTGGGTGTTCCTGGGGTTCCTCGCAGGTATGATTGTCACGACGATCTTCGTTCCTCCCCGCACAAAGAAGAAGCTCGTTCCCGATGTAAAGAATCCCCAGCTGATTCTGCGGAATCCCGAAATAGAGAATGGATGTTTCCGTGCTCGGGCTGAAGAAGTCAGCTGCACTGCAGAGCACGATTTTCTAAACAGATAATAAGATGTCTGGACTGTTGCGGAAATTCAGCCCCGCAGAGGTACTCAAGAAACCTGAAGCACGTTGGTTCTTTTCCTTTGTCCTAGGAGTCGGTCTCGCAGTTCTGATGTTCCATCGTCCGCAGGTAGAGATGGATGTGTCTGCCATACCTGTAGCCGAGCTCAAAAAGATGATTACACGTGTAGATGGAAAGTGCTATCGCTACCGCATAGAGGATGCGTCGTGTCCCAAACTTAGAACTTCCTCGTAAAGATATAAATGGACGCGACCCCTCTTGATCAGCTACCCGTTGGAGGCACCCAGCAGTCTGCCATGTCCCTCCCTGCGGCGACCACGTATCCCCAGATGATTACCCCTGGAACTGCATCAGCGATTCAGGCGCCGCCCCACCCTTCCCCTCCGCAGATGAACCCGGCGGCTGTGAAGTCCATTCTCCACCACATTCTGACCTATGTCGCGATCTTTGGCGCTGTCTTTGTCGTATCGCTGACCCCTGTCCAGTCTCTCCTCCTCCGTTACATCCCCGGAGCCTACTCGGGCTCGGGCGTGGTCAGCCTTTCTGGCGCTGCCTGCCTCGCCGCGATCGGTGTGTTCCTCACCTACGTCCTCCAGACCCTACTGCACCCGATGGTGTAGAAAACTCGCAAGCAATAACAATGAAAATTGACGTGGCTACGACCCGCGCCCAACACACCCAAGGTCTTATGGGAAAGACAACGTTCAAGCCATTGCTCTTTGTCCATCGCAGCGCCGAACCTCGTGCTATGCATATGTCGAATATGAAATCATCCATCGATATCTTTTGGATTTCTGCAGAGGGTCGCATCGTCCAAGTGTATCGCCGCTGCCCTCCGAATGACAAGTACATCTATCCTTCGGAAGTCCCTGTTCTGTACGCTATCGAAGCGCCCCCAGGTCTCTTGAAATACCGTAAAGGAAAGCTACTCGATATGGAGACTGTACTCCGAACTCGCAGTCTCCCTGAATAGATCTCTGACTCCTTTGATATATGTGTCTCGCAGTTCGGCAATATCTTTTTCAGTAGGGGAAGCAACTTGTTTAACGGCGATGGGTTTTCCAGTATAAGAACGAATTGGTTTGAGAGGTCGGTACGACAATTCAACCCAGTTGAAAAGCGAGCGCACAGTAGGAAGAGGAATATGCATTCCAAACGTTTCAAAGAGGTACTTGTTTATTGTATCAAGTAGTTCGCTATGTGCCTGGGAGAACAGCTCGTTCTCTCCAAACGTGAGTACTGGGATAATAGGGGTTCCAGTCGTAAGGGCTAGGCGGAAGATCCCGCGACGTTTCTTGATACACAGACGAATTTTGAAGTCCTCTACCATCGTCATTTCGCGAACTCCGCCCAAGAGAACACTCACCGACTCCTTTTTCGCGAGGGTCTTTTCAATGCTCTGATAATCTGACGGAATGATGCCAAAATATCGAGCGATATCGGAAATGACAGGTAGGTAATGAAAGAGAGGAATGCTCACGAGATGGTTGGGCATGTACGCAGGGTGCCGACACACGCCAACATTGTACATCACGGACGAAATGGACATCAGAGCATGAGGGCTCCACACATAGAGTGCAGATGGGGGAAGAGGATACTTGACATCCAACGAAAAGGTTTCGCGGATATTGGATTCAACGGTGGGATTCCTGAAGGTCTGGGCCACCGAGTCAAAGAGGACATCTTTCGGAGTTATGGCGTAGAGAGACATTACACCCAGTCCCAAGAGGAGATTCATTCCTACTAGGACAGCGATCATACCCAGCACAAACACTAGGAACGCTGCAACTGCTGGCCAAAGGTATAACCAAGCTCCCAGCTTCATGCTTTTCTCACAGAATTTGATTTAGGGAATGGAACACAAGAACTATAAAATGTCAGGTTCCGGATACTTGGTGGAGGCGAAAACCGTCCAAACAGGGGCGATTCGCACCCTCGTCGAAGCCCTGAAGTGCATCTTGGTGGAGATGAACTTCATCTTTGATTCCGAGGGCATCAAGATGATTGCCATGGACAATACGCGCACGGTCTTGGTGCATATGCGTCTGGAGGCGTCTAAGTTTGAGCGCTACAATTGCTCTGTGCCGTCGCTGGTGATTGGTCTGAACACCGACCACCTCTACCGTATCGTCAAGACGGCGACCAACGATGACACGCTGACCTTTTACATGGAGAAGGGCGACCACAACCACCTGCGCATCCTGCTAGAGAATGGTGACAAGAAGGAGGTCACGCGCTACACCCTGTCGCTTCTGGACCGCGACGAGCCGAACATTGAGATGCCCGCGACGGAGTTTGGTGCGCGTATCACGATGCCCTCTATTGATTTCCAGAAGAAGTGCCGCGATATGACCCTGCTGATGGCGAAGACGGTGGAGATCAAGAGCGTAGGCACGACCCTGGTCCTCTCGTGCAAGGGTCAGTTTGCCAATCGCGAGACCGTTCTGGGTGACTCTGATTCGGAGTTCTCGGTGAAGAAGGAGGAGACCAATGCCATTATCTCGGGCACATTTTCTCTACCCCATCTCGTGCTCTTCACGAAATGCACGAATCTCTCCAACAACCTGGAGCTGTACATGAAGAACGATTGGTTCATGATGATCAAGTACGTCATCGCCAATCTGGGTGAGATCAAACTGTGTTTAATGCCGTGCTCAAATTCGTCGTAGATATAAGTAATAGGAATGATAGGCTACATTCTCTTGGGCGCAGCGGTTCTTATTATCGCCGCCCTCATGTATGGACATACTGAGCGCGAACACTTTACAGATATCAAAGGCAATTTTCCCAAATGGACGTCAGTCCTCGACCAGGTTCGCAGGATTCTGGACAAGAGCTTTGAGTACGACCAGGCAGCATTTGCCAAGTTTGCGACGCAGCAGAAGGAGCTGTATGATCAGGCGATTACCAGTACCCTGAAAAATCTGGGAAGCGTACAGATGTTGGCGACAATCGGCGTTGGCGCACCCACAGTTCAGGATATCACCAAGTTTCAGGAATCCAAGGATCTTGTAAAGTATCTCCCGAAAGGGTTCAAACTGAATGTGGATACGCCATTTGATACGCGCATGGCAATGCTCTACTCTACGCGGATGTACTATGCCAACCTGGTGAAGACATCCAAAAAAGACTCAGATCTCATGGTCGGATACGGGCTACTTTACCCTATTGATGCCGTGGCGAATCTTCTGAAAGCCACGATGATTACAGTCATTTTTGGTCTGTGCGCTGCCAACAAGATTATCAAGAAGGTGAAGTATGATGAGTCCAAGGATCCACCCCCCAAGACGCAGAAGGTAGAAGTTGTGATGAAATAAACAACTTAGAAGAATCAAGGTTGAGAAGTAATAATGGATCGCCCTCATGTTCCCCCCTCGTACTCAGATCGGTCATTTGACGGTGCCCAATCTATGCTCGCACGAAAGTCCGCAGAAGAAGCCCCCGAGGTTGCGTCCTACAATTACGACAATGTAGGCACATTTGCAGGTCTGGATGGAATGTCCACGGACTTTGATGCCCTAAATCGCAGCCAGCTTTCGACATCGATGTACGGACATGTCGGCAAGGAGAAGCCCAATTACGATCCTACCACGCTACTGAACGATGCGTGGTTCTGCATTATCGGAGATGATGGAAGCAAACTCTATCAGATTCTCACAACTCTGCAGAAGACGGGTGTTCCGTATCCGGCAGATTATAAATATGAGACAATGTTCGGGGAAACGTCGTTGTGGGAACGCATCAACGACGACGAGCTCTTCAAAGTTCCGTCAAAGAACCGGGGAGATGCGCGGACGCTTCTTGCTCGTTTTCGGGCGCCGGTAGCCGCTCCTCAACTTACACCAACGGGTCCTGTAGATATATATGACCGCCGAGCATTCCTACGTTGAGGTGGGAGTCGTACAAGAAGAGGATGAACGGCGCTTTTCGTGGCACTACTTAGTATCTTGCGGGCTTATTCTGCTTGCGACTGCCCTTGCGCTTTATCTGTTTTTTGCTCTGCTTCCTCCGAAGTCCGTGGCGCACTAGTCCAGCCTTCTTGGTGAGCTTGAACATTACCGGGAGATTTCCACGGGGTATAATCTTGAGTGGCGCACCAGGAGGAGCAGCGACTCCAATCCGTGCCTTAGGAGGAGGCGTTGCCATCACACGAGCCATTATCGGTGCCTTCTGTGTCGCACGAGCTGCACGATCGGCATCCATCATCTTACGAACGCGTGTCTTACGTTCTTCGTCCCGAGTCGCCTTGAGCGCTTCGGAACGGAAATCGACACCTTCTAGATCTACGGGATACGCAGTAGAATAGTTGGAATCGCTACGAGTCAATGGAAAAACTGTTTTTGTTGGCGAAGGAACCATGTCCATCGTTTCCCATGGAACGGACATTATACTTACTTGCGAGATTTGTGCGCGGTATAGACGACATCTTCGGTGACGGTCAGCAGCATCCGCGGATTGAGGTACGTCTTGGCACTATTTACTGCTGTCGTGTTGTTCCACAGCTTGACGATGTTGAAGTCACCCTTGGGAGATGTCGAGAAGCCGACAAACGTATTCTCCTTCGCAGTCATGATATTGTCCTCGCTAACAACCGCATGCACCATGAGATCGATGGCGATATCGTAGAGGTCCTTGGTTGGTACTTTCTTGCTCCACGAACCGCCATTCTCGTTCTCAGGAACCTCCCAGATGGGACGAAACCCCCGACGCATGAAGAAGAAGTATCCGCATTCCCAGGCATCCTTGGGAATAGAATTGACGATGGTCCAGAATTGTTGAGGGGTGGTGATGTCTGCGATTTTCTTGTAGTTGATGAGGCTCCAGTCCTTCATGCGGGGATCGAAATACCACAAAACCCAGTCGTACTTGAGTTTGGTGGTCTCCGTGATTTCAGTGAAAGGTGTTGTCATCTTGTCTGGGGCACTATCTGTCTTATCGGGAGATATGTAAATCCGTTTTTGCTAAAAACGGATCTCACAAACTCGTGTTTAAAGATAAGACCATCCCACAACTACAACCATGTCCACCCTTCTCAGCGCTTCCATCATGTACTCCTTCAAGAACAAGAATCTCCTGGACCTCCCGGCTGGCGTTATGGCGGCTATCTCTGCCATGCAGGTGAGCCCCGTAGCCCCAGTCTTTATTCGCAAGCCCAATACGGCTGCGCGCAAACCAATCAAGAAGACGGCAGAGAACGACGACAACTGGCGTCGCGAGTTCATCGCCGAGCTCAAGGCCAAGCCTCGTGACAAGGACGACCCCGACTACGAGAAGATTATTGGTCTCATCAACAAGGTCGTGAGTTCTACGCTCATCGAGAAGACCAAGACAATCGCCGAGACGATCGGAAAGCGCGCTGATGATCACGGCTTCCGGATGCGCGTGGTCAATTTCGTGTTCGACCGCGGCGTGTCGATGCCGTTCTACGCCAAGCTGCTTGCCGACATGCTTGTCCTGCTGTCCAACGATATCTCGGCTGTCCATGAGGATCTGCAGATCTACTGCTCGCTCGACACCTTCAACAAGATGTTTGACCAGAGCAAGACCATTGCCTTTCCCGACTCGTCGCAACCCGATTTCGAGGACAAGGTGTGTTCCTGGAACAAGCAAAAGGAACTCAAACGCGGCTTCGGTGTGTTTGCCGCCGAGCTCCACACACGGAAGCTTATCCCCGACAGCCTGCTGCACGAGGCGGCTAGCGTTGTCCTCTCGGATCTTGAGGAGAATATCCGCAAGCCGAAGAATGAGACCATCTCCGAGAGTGTGGATCAGACGGTGACATTTATGGTGGAGATGTCCAAGCTCTTCGGTAAAGAAACGATGCTGCTGTCCGACAAGGCGACCGAGATTCTGGCCATCCCGCGTCCTGAGACCACCTGCCTCAGCATGCGTTCGCGGTTCAAGCTGGAGGACTGCGTTCGTAAGACTTAAAGGCATTCCGCAGAGTTTGTATAAATGAGCGCACCCTCCGCACCTGCTGCCGTGCCTGCCGTTCCTTCCAGTAACGTTCTACCCCCTGCAAGCGTCCTCCTTCGCTCGGCTCAGATTGCTCTTGATGATGACCGTCCGATTGTCCTGGATTACTGGATGGACAGCCGCAACAAGAAGTGCTGCATCGGCGTCAAGGATAATGTAAAGTACCTGGTCAAGTCTGAGACGGAATACACGTCGCAGATCCAGAGCCTTTTTCGGCTTGAGGGATGCTTCATTGTGCTGACGGAGAACAGCCTGTACGTTGTCAGCCAGGATGTCCCTGTTCGCAAGATAGTTTCGGAGTTGAACCATGAGTAGTATAATGGTAGAAGCCTTTCCTCCACCTCACATGCTTTTTCACGAGCCTCTGGATGATCGTGAAATGACACGGGTATGGTCAGACTATACTACAAAATACCGAGAGCAACTTGATACCTTTGAAATTGATGCTGCCCTGGTATGCTCTGTTGAAGAGTTTGGCAGGTTGTTTGAGATCTGGGTAACGTCCAAATCGTCGAAGCGCATTAAACTCCTGATGGTCTGGCATGCTCATTTTTTGTCCCTGGCCTGTCAGCAGTCTCTTCGCCGATGGCTGGAGACCAAGAGTTTTCGCACGCGGGTATGGTTTCATGCAGAGTACATCAACAATATCCAGATGGCGATTCAGAGTCGGTGTATTCTCAAGACGATCCGGGCAGCCCCGCTAGACTTGGTACCGCATATCGAAGGCGATATTCGGAAAGATGTGGCAGTTTGGACAGCCATAAAAACGGACAAGGATCTCCTCACACTTCATAAACAAGCATAGACACCATGTGGCGTATGTATACAGATGGTTCCTGCCTCAACAATGGCCGTAAGAATAGCCGCGGTGGGTACGCTGCAGTCTTCCCGGGTCATATGGACTTCTCCTTTGGACGTCCGCTGCCCGCCGAAAGTTCGCAGACCAACCAGACTGCTGAATTAACTGCAATTGCCGAGGGTCTTGCTCACCTCAAGTCCCAAACAGATGTGAGCGGAGTGGTTCTGCGTATCTGCACGGACTCGGAGTTCTCCATCAATTGCCTCACCAAGTGGGTGACGGGGTGGAAGAAGCGCGACTGGAAGACTGCCGAAGGTAAGCCTGTTGTTCATCGTGTGGTGATTGAGCGTATTCTGAAAGAACTGGAGTCCTATGCAGGTCACCAGTTTGTCCATGTGAATTCGCATACTGGCGCTGCTGACGAGGATAGTAAGTGGAATGATATTGCCGATCAGCTCGCACGCAAGGCGGTTGATGACAAGAAGGAGGTCAAGTATGCGGACCTAGAGGTCAAAGTGGTACGACCGGATGATACATCGGCCGCAGCTATTGAGGGAATCCCACTCGCTCTTATGGGCGCACCGATTACCGACGATGCGCTTTACACTGCTCTCCGGGCCAATCTAGGTGCAATCAAGACTGACCACTTGAAGTCGGCTCTCATCTCGGCATTCAAGAAGACGCTGAATGATAAGGCGTATGACCTCGAAAAGACGAAGATTCATAAGCAGACTGCCTATCGTCTTATCGAGAAAAGTCATTTAACTATTGTTCGCACAGAAGAGTAAGGAGAGATCATGAGCCGCCAGATCTACTTTTTTACCTCGCCCACGTGCGCTCCGTGCAAGGTTGTCAAGCCTGCAATCATGGAACTCAAGGAAGATTATCCTGGGTTCTCCTGGAACTTTATTGACACCACCAACGACCCTAAGAATCTTGGCGGACAGCTAGGTATAACCCATGTTCCTACCATGGTCGCCTTTGATATCAGTGGCAACGAGATCGGGCGTTATACAGGTAGCACGATCATGGGGTACTACTCTCTGGTTAAGAGACTACTGAAGGACTTGTAATTGGCTTGCCATCCTTGTAGGCGGCACAGACAAACTGGTCCTTATCGTTGGGCTTTCCGCATCGCGACATATTTGAGGGTGATGTGGGTTCAATGTTGGTAGGGTCCAAGGGGAGGAAATCAGGGTAGTTTGACTGAAGAACCGTGTAGGCAACTCCACCGACTCCCAGACCCAGTGCGGCTGCAATTGCATACGACATCCATCCTCCGTTCTCCTCCGATACACACTTCAACTCGCTTGACGCATACACATTGAGCCCGAAGATTACCAGAGCAAACGCCAGGTAACCTCCGACCTCGGGAGACGTACGCTTACTTCCCTGTGTCATGTCCATAATGTAGATGGCAAAAATGGCAGCCAGTGCAGCAATCCCCATATTGGAACCCGGGACTTCCAGGAACCCCATGCCACGAATCGTGCAGGGGTTGTAGTTGTCCTGGATGAACTGGGGCAGAACTCCGCCCTTCATGCGCCGACCACCCACGGTTCCAACACCAAGGTCAAACGCCTTGGCAGCGGCAGCAGCAGGAGCAGGGGGAGGGGTCAATGCAGACGCAACCGCGGCAGCAGCAGCTGCAGCTGGAGCACCCTTACCCGACAGGGCGCGGCGGATGTACATCAGCGCAGAGCTCAGGAGAGCGGCAATGATACCTACCAAACTGGTGACCGAGTAGCGGAACTTGAAGTTCATGATATCGGAGAGGAACCCTACCAGAAGGGCAATATCAGGAGCCAAGGCTCCGCTTAGAACAGCGAACGTCTTGAATCCGTTAAACGACGACGAGCCTGTTCCAACTCCCAATTTCTGCGTCAGCTTTGACCAGTCTCCGAAGGACCAGGAGATAATACCAATCACAAGGACAATAAAGGACAAGACGCTGAACGTCAGCGACGCAGCAGCTAGATTTGTTGCCGTGTCTGTCATTATCAAACTAGAAGAAATAACAACAACGACTTCTGCGATGTCAGATACCGAATATATAAGTATTCCTGTGTAATAATAGGGATGAGCGTGTTTGATAACGCAAAGCAATGGCCTGATTTGTACAAAGCCTGCGGCGCACCCCACCAATCACCCGTGAATCTTTCCCGCTCCTTTGCACTTCCATGCGATCGTTTGTGCGAGTGGAAGATTGATGAAGTGGCTATCCAGAATGCTATCATCCAGGAAGACCAGAAGAAGTCAGGTGGTTTGACCCTAACCAGCTTTTCTACAGGTACTCCTACAGCTCGTTTCAATGGCGAGGGATACACGTGCCAGAAGATTGTGTTGTTTAGTACATCCCAGCATTCGGTCGAAAATATCTTTGGAGAGGCTGAGCTCGTTGCTTACTTCACAAATCCGAAAGGCTTCACTATCTGCATGTCGGTTCTGGTGCGCAGCAATCCTGGAGATACTCCGTCCTCACAGTTTTTCAATGCCTTTGTTCCGTACATTGATAGCAACGGTGCTCGCATTACCCTGGGAGATACGTGGTCACTCGCAAATATACTCCCAGAAGTACAGGCGTTCTACGTGTATGAGGGTACTGATATTGTACCAAACTGCAAGCCCGATGTTACCTGGATCGTGTATGCGAATGCCGTGAGCATGGATCCCTCGGACTATGCCCGTCTAGCTAGCCGTATGCGTCCTAAACGACGAGAGCTGCAGGAGGTTGCAGATCGCCAGGTCTTTTACAACAGCGGAGCACAGCTGACGGGAAAGCCCATCGGTAAGAAGGACGGAAAGATTTATATGCGGTGCAAACGTGTGCCCCGTGAGAATGAAGAACAGGAGGAAAAGAACAAAATCAAAAAGGCTCCCATTGGAGAGCAAATTGAAAAACAAGCAGGCTTTGATGCCGAACTAGCCAAACAGAACGGATTCTTTATGCTGTGGATTCTATACATGCGTATCGGTGGATTTTGGGCGGTGATGGTGGTTCTCACGCAGATTCTATTGACAGTTGTGCTCTTCTTCCTGCCGATGGGCAAGGATATTGCGAAGGGGCTCTTTGATATGCTCTACTATGTCCCGGGGCTTGTACATTCACTCATTTTCGGCTAATAGTCCTCAGGAGGCGGCTGGTCCCAGGTATTGAGGTCCTCATTGACTGCCATATCATACGTTGGACGATCCTCGCGACGCCGACGAACCTTCCTCTCCTGCGTCCGCCAGCCATCATCGATCACGGTCTCCGTTGGCGGATATGTGTTTGAGTACTCTTCCTCATAATACGTATCATCCTGTCGCGAACGAGATGCACCGAAGATAGAGTGGTTGAAGAAGTGATGGCGGGACGACTCCCCCGTGCGCTTCTGCTCTGCTGCTTCACGCACCAGCCTTTCCTTCTCCAGTCGGTCCGTCTCCTCCTTGTCCTTCCAGGACTGAGCCATAGTCGCAAATGATCGCATCGTTTTCGGAGGCTCCTGTCCAGCCCCACCAGCGGGTGGTGCAGGCGACGACCATACATCGCCCGTCGCCAGTGAGGGGAATGTTAGGTCATTCACCTCGTACTTCTTGATTCGCTCCAGATTCTGCTTGATCTCCTCGGCCTCCTTGTTCTTCTGCATGCGTTCGCGCCAATTGCTCATTGTGTTTGTGTGATGTGGGTTGATACATTCACGGTTTGAGCGGACGCCGATCCGTTTTTGTCAGATTAAAAATGTCCGTTTTGTGGTGTGGTGTGGTTTTACTTACTCTGGAACCTCGGTTGCCTCGCCGTGGTAGTAGGAGATGATGATCCGATTCTCCCGGTCGTCCAGAATAGCCTCCCAGATATTCTTCTTCTTCTCAGGAACTGTGAAGCGTTGGCACTTTACTCCAAGTGCCGTCCGCTTTACAACATCTGTGACAACCTTCTTGTACTGTGCCTCTTCATGCGGGCGAGTTACTTGCTTACAGGTGTAATCTACGATCGTGTCATAGACATCTGGATGCGACTCGTACAGGATATCCAGCGCCTTGTTGCGCTTCTCCTTGACGTCCTTCGTCGAGTGAATGTCCTCGATCTGCTCAGCGCTGCACGAGAGCACGATCGACATCGGGTGCTTGTAGTCGTTCAGTGCCGCATCGAACTTCTCCTCCTCGTAGCGCTCGATATCGTTGTGGATGGCGAGCTTGAGCTCGTGCTCGCCGACGTCCGCGAAACCGTTGTCGTAGACAATGCGGGCAAGATTGACGGCGATTGCCTCCTGCTCCAGAATCGCCTCCATGCACTTCGAGGTGGTGATGAGCGTGGGGCACTTGTAGTTGTCGTTGTTCTTGATGTTGCCCGCCACACGGCAGGCGCACTGGTAGGCGTCGGCGGGGTCAGAGATGGGCGGGACGATGCCACCATCGAAGATGAAGTCCTTGCCCTGGAATGTGAGTCCCCGCTGGATACAGAGCTGTCCAGTGATGGCGAAGGGGAAGCGCTCGAGACGTCGGGTCTTGTAGATGTCAGCCATGATCTTCCCGACTTCCAGCGGCGGCCTGTCGGGATCATCCTCGGTCCCCTCGGGAATGTAGTTCTTTACAGAGATGGGCGGAGATCCGTCTGGGAAGGTGATCTCCTTGCGCCGGCCATTGAGAATCATCACGACAAAGCCGTGAGAGTGAAGGAACTCTTCGATCTCCTCGTGGGACGCACACGTAATGTCGCCGGGGGCAAAGAGGCAGTAGCCGGGGCGGCTGTAGGTGGAGGCATCCTTCGAGAACACCTCAATGACGTAGTTTGCACCAGAGGCACGGGTGTCGTCCGTGATAAGCACGCAGTCCTTGATCTTGTGGTAGCACTCGGGGTGCGTGATCTCGAAGGGGAGCACGCGGATGCGCTTGAACATTTTGAAGACGCTCCCAAACGTGGCGCTGACGAGCGTGACCTTCTCCACCTTCGTCATGCGCGTGAGGTCAAACTGCGGCAGAGACCACAGCTTGACAGACGCATCGGCCTCGTCGATCCAGACGTTGATCTTGGAGGTGAAGAACTGCAGCTTCTCCAGAATGTCGATGAGAGAGTAGAGGTACTTGAAGCGAGTCTTGTGTGCGCAGCAGACGACCATGGTGACTTCACCCGAAAGGATCTTTAGCGCCAGGTGCTCCGCAGAGATGTTGGACTTCTTCGAGCCCGAGGTCCAGGTAAAGCACGATCCCTCAATCTTGTCGTCTGCATCTGAGTCAGTGCTGACGCTGCTTCCCGTTTCGAAGAGGTCGTCCGTCATGCGCGCAGTCGTCTGCTCCACTAGTTTCTTGTTGTTCGAGCAGATGACGATGTTGAGTGCTCCAGTCGGGCACAGACGCTGATAGATGCGGATCTTCTCCTGCATCGTGCGCACCTTGCCGCTCTGTCCAGGCTTGATGATACATTCGACTTTGCTGTTTGTAGATCCCATGATGTGATGATGTGGTTTGTTGATGCCGAGGATCTTTCGATCGGTTCTTCCTCCTCGCCGATCCGTTTTTGTCGGTTGAAAAACCGATTAGAGATGTCCAGCGTAATTATAGAGTAAGATGGTGTTTGCGACTCTGATTCAGCCGACGGGTACCCTCGTTGAACAGAATGTGCCAGCGAAGACCGCGGATGTCCTAGAATGGATTCGCACCAAGACGAAGCAGCCAAGCGTCCAGTTCCAGGGCAAGATTCAGGACAAGGATACGTGGGTCTCCATCTTCGCCGAGTCGGGGACGGGCGAGGAAGACAATATCAACCAGCATGTTCTGGGGGGCAATTTTCAGGAGGAGATCTTTGTGGGCTCCATCATGGTGATGGCGACGCACTCGACGAACACGGACAACTACGAGAAGCCAGCGTCGGCATACGTGAATCTCAAGCCGGCGGATTACGAGATTGTGTATGCAAACTGGACGTTCGAGGGCGAGAGCTCGGATGAGGAGGAGGCAGAAGCAGAAGCAGAAGCAGAAGTGGATGCGGACGCCGATGACGATCCGGAAGAGGAGGCGGATCCTGATCTAGAGCCCGAAGCAGAGGAGGAAGTGGTACCTACGAAACAGCGAACAGTTAAGGTCAAGCAGGCAGTGATCCACGATGTCAATACGCCGTGCCCGATGCGTGAGCTCGTTCTTAAGCGGTATGTTGAGGCAGGTCTGTCTGACGAGATTGCCGACAAGCTGGAAAAGGCTCTGCTCCAGCGCAGTATTCGCGAGTGTTCAAAGCAAGATATCGAGGTATCATGGAACAACCCTGGATTCTGGAATCATTATAGGGCACGCTGTATCCAGTTCTACGAGAATGCTCCCTCCTGGACTGCGCGCATTATGTCTGCGGAAATTACGCCAGAGCAGTTCGCGGAGTTCTCCACAATGGATCTAAATCCGCAGGTATGGAAGAAGCGGATTGAGGCACAGATTGAGAAGGATAAGCATCTGTACGCCAACTCGGGCAGTGCGTCTATCTACTTCTACTGCTCTGGCTGCAAGAAGAAGTCCAAGTGCGACTACTACCAGATGCAGACGCGTTCTGCAGATGAGCCCATGACCACGTTCGTGACGTGCCTGGAGTGTGATCGCCGCTGGAAGTTCTAAAAGTCTCTTCCAAATATAATGGTCAGGTGGGAGCTTCATTCAAGACACCCATCAACAGTGATTGGAGACATTGTAAAGAAACATGTGGGCGCTGCCGATGCACTCAACGTTGATGCAATGATTGATGCATACAATACTCTGCACAAGGGCGACTTCAAGTCAGCCGAAGAGATCCGCCAGTCATTTTTTCGTGATGGTCAGCCTCTCCTGACTCCGAAACAGGCGGACAGCGTCTATCGTGCAACAAAGGGGACGCAGAAGGGAGGAATGTCCGAGAGCGTAATCAATGATGCTGCCGAAAGTATTATTGATACAGTCAGCGGTGTTCAGCGCGGTCCCGCTCTGCCTCCGGGTGCTGTGGCGGCAGCAGAGAAGGCGTGGAAGACGTTTCAGCTCGTGCTGCGTATCGTCCTACCATTTGTGTTTATTCTGGAAACCCTGCAGCATACACCACTGTTCGGCGAACTTATAGGTGCGTCCCTAGATATTACTGCTGCAACTCTCCCCGTGATTGCCACAATGTTCCAATCAAGTACTCCAGCTATTGTTGGTCTGATTCCAATCCCCTATGCAGGAACGATCGGCATTCTTCTTGGATGGCTGTTTTCTGCGTGGTTTCTATGGCTGGCATCAGTGATTGCCCTCTCCCGCAAAGACTTTGCGGGTGCGCTCGAGGCGACAGCGGGTATGATTCCTGTTGTGGGTGCGTCGGCGATGAAGATTGTCTCTTCCGCAGATCGGGTGAGCACGAAGCTCTCCAACCGTGCAAGCAAGATCATGGAATCTATTACGCGCGCATACGGGAGCGCGATGGGAGCTATTAATAAGGTTCGCTCCAAGCTTCCTGCTAAGATCCCCACCAATATCGCAGAGTTGAAGAAGAAGATGCCAAGCGTAGCTGAACTCAAACAAAAACTACCACCTGTTCCCACTGCTGTGACCGGAGCAATCAAGAAACTGCCGTCGGTTGCAGATATCAAGTCCAAGCTTCCGGAAGTACCTGCGATTCCAGTAAAGGTGACCGTTGCATCTGAAAAGGAGGAACCCAAGAAATCTTTCGCACCCACAAAGACCAGGAAGGGCGGGCGTTGGCGGCTGAACCGTCGCACCCGCCGACGGCTCCCGTGATCGTGATCATTTACCAGTAAGTACCCTAGTCATATAACAATGACGGACGTACCTGTTGCTGAAACCCTAAAATCATGGATTGCACTCGACGATGAGCTGCGTGCTATTCGCGAACGTACCAAGGCGATCAATGCCGAGAAGCAGAAATTGGGTGAGCAGGTTCTAACGTTCATGCGCGAGAACGCCGTGGATGATTTCAAGCTGGAAGGCAGTGGCGCTGGATCTATTTCTCGGTCTGTGCGGACGTCCAAACCTGCTCTCCGTCGCAACGTGGTACATACCCAGATCCTCCTTCACTTCTCCGATCAGCCTGAGAAGGTGGCGGAAGCTCTACGCGCAATTGAGGGCGTGGCCGAGGGCGAGGATATGTCAACGACCGGAACACAGAAGGAACTCCTCACTCGCCGAGTTCCTCGGAAAAAGACTTAGGTGTTTCCACAGAAACTAACTAATGACAACTGAGGAATGCACCCTCTGCTACGAACGACTCGATGTTCCCGCTTACCAGAGAAATACAACAGGTGATGTCATCATGGGAGAGACATCCACGCGTCTCCAATGTGGGCATGCGTATCATACTCCATGTCTCATCCGATCACTGCAGTATATGGCGCGCTGCCCACTTTGCAATGTCCTCCAGGATCAGAACCAGATGGGGGGCGAAGACACGTGGAGGGCTCGCATGCAGCTCGAGGGGCGGTGCCACGATATCCTGCAGGAGGTCAAGCGGTCAGCCGATGTGCGCGAACACCTTGCAGATTACAATGCTTTCCACGCCGAACTCAAAGGAAAGCGTGCAGAATTTGATAGGAAGATGAAGGAATACAAGAAGCAGCTGAGGGAAGAGATGGGCATTGATAAGTTATGGGCGGATGTCCAGAAGATGCGAACAGACACAACTCAGGCATTCAAGAAGGGGGTTCGCAAGCGAGGAACTCTATTTCAAGGAGCCATGGCATGTCTCCTGAAATACAAACAGGAAAAGGCTCTGTTCGGAGACTCGGCGTGGTTATTTCAGCGTAAAATCAACCGCTATTTCTATTAATGAACTCTAGTCTCGTACTCCCTGCCATGGTTATGGGCACGATCTTCTTTGCCTACGTCCGCTTGTTCAACTCCACGATGGAGGCATACAGGAAGACGGGTTACACGATGTCATGGGACGAGTTTTTTCGGTCAAACATGGAACCGCTTTCGGTAGCTCCGGATGGAGGCCCGGAGGGTCGGTTTGTTCCACAATACGAATCGCGATAGTGTCCCTGCACGAGTTGGATCAGTCCAGTCCTCGTGCATCCGTGCATGACGGGCAATATACCGCTGCTTACGAGTTGTATCGTGGTGTTTGGTGAAATCGGAGTACCCCCTTTGACCAAACGGCTGAACGATTTCGCGACCGTCGGCTTTGACAAAGACGGCATCCCATTTTTTCTCGGGATTATGGGAGCGCTTGATGGTTTTCAGGTGCAGTCCTCGCGGCCTCATTGTACTTTCTACATACTTTTTCGTTATCCAAAAACGGATAATATCGAGATTCGAAGTATTTCAAAGGTATAAGGATGGAGTTTGAGAAAGAGAAGGCTTATTTACATACGTTTTTAGAAACAATCAAGGGCAAGGGAAAAACGATATTCAAACGAGTGTCTCTGTCACCACTTCGTTACGCTGGCGGCAAAACAAATGCAGTAGGACTAATCCTTGATCATCTTCCAGCTCTGAAGGAGAAAAAGATCGTGTCTCCATTCTTTGGAGGAGGCTCATTTGAATTGGCGGCAGCCTCTCTTGGATTTGAAGTTGTCGGGTACGACTGCTTCGGAGTCCTTGTGAATTTCTGGCAACAGGCTCTAGAACATCCGGCAGACCTTGCCAACGAACTCGCAAGACTCGTTCCTGATAAAGAGCATTTCACAAGGTACCGGCATATTCTCCTTCATTACTGGGAAACAATCAAGCCAGCTGAACTCGAATACACGACTCGCAACCGCCTTGAGCTCACTGATATGGAAAAAACAATGCTGAGCGAGAGCCCGCTTCTCCAAGCTGCGTACTATTACTACAACATGCAGCTCTCTTACGGACCCATGTTCCTAGGATGGCAGAGTTCGGTGTATTTGAAGCAGGACAAGTACAGCAAGATTGTTGAACGTATTCGAAAGTTTGCGCCTGGCAACGTGTCTGTCAATCTGGCATCGTTTGAAGAGTCAATTGCGAACCATCCCGACGATTTCCTATTCTTGGATCCTCCCTACTATCTCGGTACCGATTCAAAAATGTTTAAAGGCATCTATCCCAACAGCAACTTTGCGATCCATCACGATGCGTTCGATCACAAGAAGCTATGTGAGCTGCTCAAAGCCCACCAGGGTGGCTTCTTCCTGACGTACAACGACTGCCCAACAATTCGTGAATGGTATTCCGAGTTCAAGCAGGAGTATCCGAAGTGGCAATACACCTACGGACAAGGTGAGACTCGCATTGGAAAAAATCGAGACGAGACTGGTGATAATGTGAAGGAGAGTCATGAGCTGTTCGTGATCTGTCCGCCTAGAGACTAGACTGCTTCGTGAAGTGGCGGAGGTTGGTCGTGAGGAGACGGATGAGCGGCTTGCCCTTGTTGCCGTTGGCTCCAAGGAAGTAGGAGCGGTGTGTCTGGCGGTACTCGTACGTGAAGTACTGGCTGTACCCTTTTTTTGACGAGTCTTGGAAGTCACCCTTGATGCGTCCGCTCGACAGCATGCGCCAGGTCGATTTTGTCGCGATGAAGTCTATGACATCAGCCATCGCAAAGTAGGTCCATGTATTGTTGTTCCTGTCGAAGTAGGTGAGGAGGTCGCACGGCTTGCCCGACTCGCTCTTGGCTAGGTACTTCTGCCAGAGTGCTGGACTCTTCATTGCCGCCAGCTTGTCATCGACATCGGTTATCTCGGGTATGTTGCCGAGTGTGAACTGGAGGTTGTTCCCGCTCTTTACTGACACATGACCATCGATCTTGAGATCGGGAAATGTAGCACGTATCTGCTCTAGATGGTCGGCGTTCGTAATCTTGCAGTCTGCCTCTGCCTTGGTTGATGTTGTGGTCTGCGTCTCTCCGAACAGAGAGTCATGCAGATGCTCCAGAGTGTGTCCTGATCGTTTCTTCTGTCCGCCGACTGCCTTGCAACTTGCGATGCGCTTGTCATTTCCGTTCATGTTGTTGTGGGCATTCTTCACTTTCTAGAGATCAAATGAATCCGTTTTTGTAATCCAGATGGATATCAAAAACGAAGTGCCTCCTACCTGATTCGAACAGGTGACCTCCCGCTTACAAAGCGGATGCACTAACCAACTGTGCTAAAGAGGCTCTGGTGCTCTCAGGCGGTCTCGATCCGCCGACTTCCTCCTCACAAAGCATACGGACGAGCGTATAAGAGAGGGATTCTACCAACTGAAATATGAGAGCGTGTCGCCACATATAATGTGGCCGCAGTATGCTTAAATCTTTTGAGTATATAATGAACGTACTGGCGAACCCATCTGTCCTTGCACACATGATCAATGGATTTCTCCTGATGCTGACCGGATTTCTTGTTGTGTGGAACTTCCGAAGCCTGCGCAAGAGCAATCCGTACCGGCTCGTATTGCTTGTCAGCATTCTTTCGGTCGCGGTTGGGATCCACGCGATCTCTCACTTGGGTCTAGAGTCGGCGTATGGACTCTCTCCTGCCAAACTGATTCATGCATGATCCCCGTTTGAGGTGCCAGCATAAACGCGGTTCTTGTTGGGATCGAACCAACTACCTTCCGGTGGGCTAATTATGGAAAAATAACAGCCAGATGCTCTACCGGGTGAGCTAAAGAACCTTAGACTTGCGCGCATTTTAAAGGTCACTCCAGTCCTAAAAATGTACGCCCAATCTTACTCGTTATAAACATAGCAAATCCGGCAGCCATCTGGGCATAAAATACCGGAGTTAGTCTTGTAACATACAATAAATATAGGGATAACCCTGCAAAAAGTAAGAAACTAGACCAAAATAGCGTTGTAAAGGTATCCATTATCTACTATGTATATAAAAAACGACCCACAGGTCTAAACTCTCAGGAGCCGGAATCGAACCAGCGACACACGGAGTTTCATTGAGCAGTCTGTAATCCACTACAATCCGTCACTCTACCAACTGAGTTATCCCGAGGGGGTGCAAGGTCTCTCCCGGACTCGAACCGGGGTTGTGAGAATCAGAACCTCACGTACTAACCATCTATACGAAGAGACCAGCATATGAATAGGAGAGCCTTCCCGTAAATGTTTATTCGTCTAGAAATAACATGAGTACTCCGATCCACCACTACGTCTTTGATATGTCCGTACTCTTTCTACACGTAGTCTATATATCAGTCGCCTTCGGTGTCCTGGAGAATGAACCAGAGTACCTGGCATCCATCGATTACTGGGTGAAGGTGTTTATGGCTCTCTTCCTCCTCTGGCGCTTCAATCCTTGGGCCCGGATCGCGTTCTCTGACTTTGATCGGCGTGTTGTGTTTTCTGCGGGCATGTTCCTCTTTACGGTCACGATTGTGAATACCTACTTGATCAGCTACGTTGAAACGGGAAAGACACTTGGCAGGAGCGCAGTTCAAACTGTGCGTTCCTCATTGGCATCATAACACACATCTGCTTGACACTCGGACTTGCCACATGGCGGCTCCTCCCTCTTTTCCCGGCATTCTCCGCAGAACTGAAGTTTCAGTCCTTCGCAGTACTCCCAGTTCTCGGCAGCTGTCCCAGACACGGATCCGCACTTATCGCACACCACCTCTTCTTGGATCATGTAGAAACGCAATGTATGCAATAGACGATACACACAGCAGCAGCATTCATTTTGTGGATGATCAACATGTACGACTGTCGTCTTGCCTACTTATAATATGGGGTCGCGATTAAGCAATACCTCGTGGTGCTGGAGTCCCCGGAAGCGACCCCCGGAACATGATCCTCCTCCACCACGGAGAAAGACGGAGATTCAACTGGATTACGAACGGCAGGTGGATGAATATATCAAAAAATGGGAGGAAATGCACCGAATCGGAAAGATCCCCGATCTGCTCAGTCTCGACGGTTGGACAGACACTACATCTACCTCGCAATCGCGCCCTCCCGCTCCTCGATATTGAACCCATTGGCGTGCCAAATAGACTTGCATGTCCTTTCGTAGTGCCCGTAGAATCCGCACCGGTAGCATGCGAGTTCGTCGGTATGGACATTGCGGTATCCGTACATCGTGAAATAATTGTTCAGGCGGTCCAATTCATCTTGAGGAGATGCGTTCTTCTTAACGGACTGCAGATTAATCGGCTTGTACATCTTTGTCCATTTGGAAGCAGTGCCACTGAGGTGGTCTAACCACACGTCATGCACATCCCTCTCCGTGCGCCCGACGTAATAATGTCCCTCAGTCAGCTGTAGAGTGTAGAGAGTGACCGGCATATTGGTCTGTTGTGTTCTCTACACTGAAAAATGTTCCGTTTTATGACCAATCTACAACAATATGGCGATTATTCGTTCGGTAGTTCAGTAGCATGTAGATGGTGGTATCAGTGAGACTATTCATAAGATCTAGAATAACATCCTCAGTGAGTTTGTCTTCTTCGATGGGTCTGGCTTCATCAATATAGTGGGAGTGTCCCAGGGAAGCAGCTACAATAATGTTGGCGACGATGATTTGTGCCTGGAAATGTGCGGTTCCCAGAAGTTGATACTTTTTTATATCGTGGAGCTCGGTGCGTGAGATAGGTTCGAACATGGTTTGGCACATTTTGCCTTTCTGGAGTCGTAGAAATCCGTTTTTGATATCTCATGCAAAAACAAACAAACAAATGGACGAAGACGTGTGCGAGCGATGCTGGAAGATGGTGAAAATTGACGAGATGATGTACCGCGTATGTTTTGCGTGCCTGTCATCGCACTAGTCCCGTCGCTTACGCAAGATCGCGATCTTCTTACCACTGCAGCAGACAATCGAATCCGCCTGGAAGATGACGCTCCAGATAACATCGTGCTCCTCCTGGAACTCTGGGCTCTTGAAGACATCCACACTACACACACCTTCCATAAGCGGTTCGGCTACGTCTTCAATCGTCTTCAGAGGATGGTCCAGATAGTTGATGATTTCGTCAAGGCTCATTGGTGACATCGTCCAGTACCTGACCGTCTTCATTTCGCTGTTCAAGATTCCAAGTGCAGTGCAGCCTCCCATGTTTGTGTATGTATGCCTTAGATCCTCCCAATAAAAAACGGATCCGTTTCTATCAATAACTCAATACAGACCAACCAAGATGACAACTCCTGCACTAACTGACAAAATCCTCCGTTTCCGTTATGACGATCAAGGCGTGCGCTGCTGGGAGTTCAAGTGTGCCGGCTGGATATCCGAGCGCGACCGTCTCACCACTGACGCCCATCTCCGCAGGATGATTGAAGCCCACCCCGAGTTTCAGGGGTGGGTGGATGAAGACACGGATGACGAGGAAAGTGATGAGTATTAATTCTGTACGCCGCGTCCGTAGGCGGACCCATATCCGTAGTACCAATTCATCGTACGGGCAATAAGTGAATGTAGAGTAGGGTATCTATCTGGAACCACATCCTCGGGAGGAGCTTGGCTCCGGATCTTTTTGTTCTTCTGATCTGCGTCAAATTGGGCGCAGCAGGAGCAGGGCTTAGACCACGTCCATGCATTCTTGCGACGGATAGGCTTCATCGTGTGTATGTTCGTTGAAGAGACACACGAGGTTCGCAATTCATTTTTTCAAACCAGCGAATCTGTGTTTGATTTTGTCCATACTATGTACGCCAAAAAGAGTCCAAAGAAATTTTTAGCGAATATGTCCAATATGTTGTATCCGGTGTTTTTAACTGTATAACTCATCACTGCAAATACACCATACAGAGACCAGAAAAACAAAAACCAATAAAATACAGCGTTCTTGAAGGTATCTTCGTCTGTTGGCAAGAACGTTTCCTTGATATACTTGAAATTCAACGCGAACGGGATGAATCCTAACGCGGTAGATATATAGTGATTCAAGTAACCTAGCTCGCCAATCAGACCGAAGAGTAGCATAGCTCCATTCAAGAGAACTATTTTTACGATTGATCCAGTATGGTTTGATATAAAGTCGCTTAATCGGCTTGGTGTCTGTCCATCATGGTTCAAAAAGGCAGACAGGGTAATCAACATCAGGGGCGTTGTAACTGCCCAGTCTAAGTACCGAACGGGCGTGATGTTTCGGGATACCTTGCTGAAATAGTAGATTAACCACACGTAAAATATCAATTCAATTCCCTGAACAAACACTTCGAGTTTTAGCAAATCCTTTAAAATTTCATCCTTTTGACTTATGTGTATATTGATTGCCAAGTAGTCAATAATTCCAACTACGAGCTGAACAACCAAAGAAACTACCCCGCTCGTGTAGATCATTCTACCTATACACAGAGAAAATATGAGGTAGGATTGAAATGATCACCTACTCCGTCCGGAAGCGGTGCATGCGCTCCTCAAGACACATATCGTCCCACTCCAGGCGGGACACCTGCTTCTCGCCACTCCGCATAGTTCCAATCCAAACACCCGCCTTTCCTCCCTCCTCCGACCACTCATTCTTGATCCAGCAGGAGGGATACTTGGAGAGCAGCCCTTCAAGCATCTCAAAATCGGGGTTCCAGCGGCTCCACAACTTCATGTAGACACCTTCTTTCCCCTGTTCAAAAATCTTGATTGCCCCCTCTGGGACGTGCCGGAATCCGTTCATGATATTGTAGAGGTCGGGGACATTGGCGGTAATCGTCAGGTGGTTCCAGCAATCGTTGGGCATTTTATGTATGCTAGAGTATCCGTCTGTTTAAATCCCTCCAGTAACTCCGAGGTTATACCTATTTAGAGCGAGTAAGTATATGGTTATCAAATGCAATCGACAGATGATAGGGGTGTTCTGTTAAATTACGATCGCAACGCTCCAAAGTACGATCTAACTGGTATCTTCAAAGAGATTTATGATAACCGAAAACATAATAAATCCTGTCCAGGTGGGTTTGAATTTCTGTTAGCATCGTTTATAGTAGAAGGAATCCCCTGGTTGGTTATCGGTACGAATCAGAAAAGAACCGAAGAGGATATCGAGCTCGAAAAGACGCCATTTAAAGCAAATCCTCGTGAAACAGGCTCTTCGCGTATATCGGAAAAAGGTTATGGGGCAAAGCTTCCTGATTTTAAGATCCGGGGCTACTCCTCTATACTGTTCCAGGCGTCGGATCACCAAACATTTAGTCCCGATCTTAAAAATTGGAAAACCACCCGTCCCATCTCGATCGACGATCTTAGTACGAGGTTGAACAGCGACAAACATTTTGACATTAACAGGTTTGCAGTTATATTCGAAGATACCGCTGGTCATGAGAGTTATATTCCCTTTTTTCATCTACAATGTCTAAAGGACTCTGCACTAGTAAACTTTATTTATTCTTCCGGACTTAGGTCATTTTACGTGTACAAGAAAAGCCATATCAATATATCAGAAATTAGTGATAGTGCTAAGCGATTGGCATGTATCTTTGAGGGTAGCGATGTGACTACATACCTGTCTATCAATGCCGGAACTCCTGTCAAGCAGGAAGTTCAACGGAATGTGAGTCTAGGACTTCTACCGCAATACTGGCACGGAAGTATTCGTGTATTCTGCAAACTAGGAACATATGAAAACAAATGGAAGGATACACGTTTTAAAACATATATTAATGGAAATGAATGGTATGGCAGACTACAATCTGTTTCACAGAAGAAAGCAAACGCAACGTTACAGCTCGTAGAGGATAAAACTCCGGTTTGTTGGGAGAATGACGATTCTGATATTTCAATTACAGTTCCGTATATGAACGAAGAATACCTACAAGCAGAAGAAGCGCGAAAAAAGTCTAGTGCTATTGGTCTCAGTAATTCCGATTTTGCTCGTAAAGTGTTTGTAAAAATGGGAGGCGATATATTATCGGATCGTCCAATTTGCGACGAAGGTGTTGGCACCAGCATACGTACATCTCTTCTTTCAATTGCAGGGCATTTTCGGGTGATCCTCGAGATTATGGCTGAGAGCGTTAAAGATAAGGACGATGCAGGGCTCAGTATTGAACCATTTAAGTGTGATACTCGGATTATTCAGAATCAGGGAATTCATGAAGCCATTAAGAAGATTCTTCCAGTGTTCAGACGAGTTTTTTATGATAAGATTGAGTTGATTGATGCAATTGATTCCGCTGCACGTCACCGGAAAGCATCAAATATCAGATCAAACGAGGGCATTCTATATGATAAGGAAGTATGCGATCTCGTTAGTGAAAACTTTGACGACTTTAAGTGGACTCTCAACGATTCACATGTTTCTAGTGATTATAAGCTGGAGGGACGAGGAATCGATGCTCTAGGTGATAACGATAATATGATAATAGCGATTCAGGTTAAAAATACAACTACGCTTGGTACAAAAGAAGTAAAGAAGTTTGTAGATACCGTCGAAGAGCTTAGAACCAAAATTCCAGGAACAACCACACTTTATCCATTTCTGATTTGGAAACCTGTAAAGGAGACATCTAATATTTCACTTGCAAACTATCGTCTTCTAGAATCCATCGGTGCAAAACTTGTTCTATCCGATATGGATATCTGTGAGAAAATCGACGAGGTAATTGGATAACATATTTTCACATATCCCGTTCCTATCATTAAACCAGATGCCTGAACAACAAAAGAAGAAGAAGTGCCGGAACTGCGATGGGAGTGGTTGGGTGTATCCGATGGAGGAGGAGCCGTGTTACCATTGCGTCTATCATGGTTTCGATCCTGAGAAGCAGAAAAAGTGTTCTTACTGCAGCGGAAAGGGATACGTCATGCGCCGCACATCCCTCCTCTGTTGCCACTGCGAGAACGGGTGGGTGTATGAGGAGTGATCATGTTATGTTAGCGGGGTTTGGGGGTGTTAGGGAGTGTATCATTTTTTTCATTTGTTTTCTTGAGAGCGTACTGACCGCACGGACCGCAATGGTCTTCGTTGGACATATCTACCTTGTAGTTCATCGTCTTCCTACAGGCCTCACGCTTCCACCGTCCAATAGGGACAGGTTGGTCGCGTCCCATAAGTCGCTTCATGAAGATACGTATGAAGTTCATGATGTTGAGACTGAAAAACATTACCCGATAAGAGATCCGTTTTAACGGGGGTTGGTGAGTACCAGGTTCTTATTCTGGTCGAAGAAGAACCCGTGTGCTTCGAAGCATGCCCCCGACTCTTCGTCCATAAGTTTCAGCTGCCCCGTCGCGATCTTCTCGCATACCCAGCTGAGATGGTTGAGAGCAGTGTTGTTCATACTCTCCACACACCTGCGATTCCAGGCCTCGAAGGCTATGTAGCACCTCTCCTCGTAATGCTTGAGTCGTAGAGGGTAGGTCCAGTACGCCTCGCCCTTCTCATTAATCTGTTCATCAGTGAGGGGGGGAGGGCGATGCGTTGCAGGAGGAGGAAGGAACTCGGGAAAGTCCTTCTCATACTCCATGCGAACAAACCCTTCAAGGTCCATGAGATTCGTCATTAGATCATCGATATAGATACGCGATGCAGTATTGGTGCTCATTTTGGTTGCTATGCTGATGTATACCAACCAAAACGACTGCGGAACGGCTGATCCGTTTTCACCAAATCTTGCCGTTCTCACATAGTTCGCAGATGAACCCGCGATCCTCCGGCTTCTTCCGCATGACGCGATTCCAGTATATCCTGCCGATTTTCTCATACACTTCTCTGTACCTATTGTCGTAGGTTCGCTGGTAGTATGCGCGGTAGTGGAGGAGGTAGAAGTCCAGGAACGGAATTCCCTCCGGACTATCTCCCCCCGCCTTCTCCAGAGCATACACTTCGGCCTCGTACATCACCTGTGCTCGCGCCTTCGTCTCCGCCTTCTTCTTCCGCTCCTCTTGTTCGCGTGTCTCGTGAAACACACATCCAGCGATCCTTGTGCAATCCAGGCACTCACACGCTCCAGTTATCGGATTGATGTCGCTATACCATTCGACTTCAGGTTCGTCGTTCTTGTAGGTTTTTTGGTTTCGGAGCTTCATTCTTGATGATATGAAAAAGACTAGGGATGTATGGATTCGTTTTTTACTCGTCCTCTCCATCGTCACAATCGTCAATCATAACATCGCCAGACGGACGCTTGTAATCCACATCGGATTCAGGCTGGCTCTCAATTTCCTGCCTGTTGCCCTCCTTGTCGATGTAGTAGAATGTGCCATAACGAATCCACCATGATCCAATGGACTTACCATCATTCTTCGCATCGTACTCCTCCAGCAGGTACTCGCTAACGGACTTGGGGACGACGAAATACAGGTATGCATCGTAACAAGCGGTATAGCGTGGCATCTTGTATGAGACCGAAAAAGACTTGCCAGGGTCTATTCCGTTTTTATCAGCCATAGACAATGGCACCCACCCAAAAAAAGTCGTTCAAGTTCCCCCGCCGATTCACCCGCAAACATTGTATGAGCAAGCCCTGTAAGCGCATGGGATTCACGGAGAAGGCATCGTGCCGTCCGTACAAGAACTGCTATACTCGGAAAAGTCGCAAGTAAGTATAACTAGTAGAATGGATCACGATGCAATGGGAAGGGCTCTCATACAAGCGATATATGATGGCGATATTGATATGGTTCGAAGGATTCTTGCCAGTAACCCAGCCCTGGTGAACTATCGTTTTCAAGGCGGTTTTACCCCTCTGGCTGTAGCCGTGGTTAGCATAGATTTGTATCTGGTGGTTCTATTACGGAGCAGGGGAGCGGATAAGATGGCTGAGATTCGGAAGCCAGCAGATCGAGACAAGGATAAACCAAAGAATGCAATGGAACTTTCTGTGGAACTGGTGAAGATCAATCCTGAATCCGATGAAGTTCTGGCTATTGCCTTTTTTCTAGCAGATCCTGGCACACCAAATTTTGTAAAGTTTGAAAAACAGCTCGCTGCCCTTGCAAAAGATCCAGCGCATCACTTTGAATCTGAAAATTCTGAATTGATGGCCCGTGGTGCGATGGAGAAGCGCGACGTTACAGACAGTATTCTCCGTGCGGTTGAAGAGCGGGGAAAAGCTAAGGTGCGTGGTCTGAAGGGGAAGGTCATGTCGGAACTAAAAGCTGTTCCTATTCCCGGAGCACCAGAATACGAGGCGGCAAAAGCGAGGTTTGAAGGGAAAGGACCTGGGGGTCGTCGTACGAAGCGTGCCAAGCGGCGCGCGCCCACGCAGAAACGTCGCGTGCGAAAGTAACCCCTAAGTATAAAAATAGATCCTCTACCATATATCTTCGCGTACCTTTACGCTGTCATACTGTTGTGTCTGTTCTATATGGTGCTGGCGTTGAGGGAGTTGTGTTAAATAGGGTCCTGCCGATATAGTAGATTGATGATGTGAGATATATCAGTTTTCTCTCCTCTATCAACAATGGCTTGCCCACCTGGATTCGCAGAAAGGAACCCAGGTCAGAAACCTACGCTGTGCGTTCGGCAGCACCTTGCAGCACCAGGTGTTCCGAAGCTCGCACCCGCGTCGCCCTACAATGCCTCCAATCGCTTTCTCCCGATTGGAGGGCCAACATACGCTCGCAAGTCGGGTCGGCGTACGAAGCGCGTGAAAAAGCGCCGCGGATCTACTCGGCGTCGTCATCGGTAGTAATCGGGGACCATCATTTTCACCTTCTTGCTCTGTGTGAATAGCGACGCTGCCCGAGTCTGTTTCAGAGAGTAACTGAACTCGTCTGAGCTTACGCACGACTTCTTCTGTTTGAGTCCAAGAATGGACTTCAAGAAATTCCAGATAGTACTGAACATTGTTTTGAGTGCTGGTCCCAGCATTCAAAACAAAGAACCCGTTTTACACCCGCCGGGAACCGAACCCGGGTCACAACCTCGCGCCAGTGCTTTGCACGTGGAAGGGTCGCATTCTACCACTGAACTACAGGTGTTACTACTTGTGGGCTCCGCTCATCCCACATATGACTGAGAGCGTCGCATTTAAATCATTTGTTATACATCAAATGAATGTATACAACCTGACTTTCAAGTATCTTGTCACCAGCCAGGCAGTTCTGTGGACAGGGTTTCTCTTACATCATTCAACCACATCGTCACACCGATATGGCAATTGCAATTGCGTTTTAAATCGCTTTGATAAACAATGAGTCTCATTGGAGTCGTCGGACTTGGACTTGCAATTTTCTTCCTGATATTCTTGATGTATCAGAGCACCTATCATCCCCGTAGGTACTATCGCTACAACAAAGAGAAGGGACGTCACCCCCCTGGATGTTGGTGCGGCTGCCAGCGCAGGATGCATCCTGCGATGTAAAATGGCATCTCTCGTTTAAATAATGTCAGAATCCGCAAAGGAGGAACCAGATACAGCACCAGGTCTGCAATGGACACCTGCGATCGATACTATGCTCGCCAACTGGTGCGACCAATCCAAATCGTTCGAGTGGATGAACACCGAAGCATACTCTCGGTACTCTGTGCGCTCAACAGGCATGTCTATTACGGTGAATATCTCAATTGCTCTGAGTGGAGTCGCCAACTTGATTGTGGGATCGTCCCAACTCACAAATACGTCCGTTACCCCATCCACGATTCTGGGTTGTGTGTCTATCGCCATCAGCATCATCAGTATGCTGGAAGACAAGTTTGACTGGATCACGATGGCGAATAATTTCAAGCAGTCGAGTGTTCTGTGGAGCAATATTTCCCGCAAGTTGGAAGAGCAACTAGCCGTGCCACCTTCTGGACGGAAGGACTGTGGGACGTTTCTGAAATACATCAAGCAGGATATCACTGCGGTCTCCTCTACGAATTACATGATTCCGAAAGATATTCGGACAAAGTGCATGGAGAAGTTCGGAAAGGTTCCTCATTTTGATGTCCCCGATATCTGTGGGCAGGTGGAGCACACGAGCATTTATGTCGGAGAATCGAACAAGGTTCCTCTTCTCCAACCTCCACCGGGACATGTGACAGTTTAGAAGTATCTTACTCTACGAACATATAATGGAGAAACTCGCATCCTATGTTCGGCAGAATGAACCCCTGGGCGGCGAACCGAAACTCGTGTATAATCGAATGGTCCGTCTAATGTTGGACTGGATGGACTCCCACCGCCCTCGTGATCTCAAAGTGTTTTTGGCACAGGAGGGGAAGGAGTACCCTCTTCTTCTGCGCCATCTGGAAGACAAACTTGGACTCTCTGAAGTCATTCTAGATCGCGACCTTTTTCTACTTGCGTGGGATGCGCGCATTCCGCTTTGACCTGGATCGACGTTTCACCGATACTGTCATGCGCCCTTTTCCATACCGAAGAGCAGGAGCCCCTGGAGCACCTACAACCCTTGCCGCCACACCTCGATCGAGCATTGGCGCCAATGTCCTGGGAATCAACTCATTATAAACATGAACCGCACCCTGCACTGGGTCAAAGGTTTTCAAGTTAGGATTCGATGCAAATGCCGGCGATATCGTGTCTATTCTCTGCCGGAACTTTGCAGCCAGTTGGGGAATCTCTGTATCTACATCTCCGAGAGGGAGTTTTTTCATGGAGTAGTCATCATTGTTCCACAACCAATCGCGTTGTCCTGCTAGCTGACCAAGACCTTCAAGACCTACCTCATAAAGAACTTCGGACGGTTGCATCGTATGCGGATCTTCGGAAAACTCCATCTTCCGCGCACGACCGAAATCAATGATAAACACCTTGCCGCGGGAGTAGGTTCCTGCAACAGTGCTGCTTGCAAATTGTCCGATATCGTCTGAAATCATGACGTTATGGGTATGTGAATCGCCCTGGCTGTATCCATAATCCACTGCGAGAACATAGAACGCATATCGAGCATGAGCTACCGCTGACGCCTTTTCTTGAAGGGATACAGCTGGATCTGCCAGGATATCCCCGAGCGTCCGGTAACGTTCAGCCGACTGCATCATTGTAACACCAAGTTCCGTTGCTCCCGCTTTGACTGCTGCGCTTACGTGGGCATCGAGTCCTGGGAACTGCTTTACCAATTCAATACCATCACTTGTCTCAAGAGGTCGCAGCAATGGCTCGCGGAACAGCACTGGGGGTATAATGGGTTCGCCAGCCAAGAACTTGGAGTCGTACAGGTCGTACTGGATATGTGACTCTTTGCGGAATCCATCGACGGTATCCGTCCTCTTCGGTAGTTTCAACCCCTTTTCGCTGAATATAGAAAACTCAGTGGATACGTTTGACAAAAAGCCGATCTTGAAGATGAAATGGCGTACCTCCTGAAAACATGGGCGAGCCAACACGTTCGGAGGAGCCTTCATAGACTTGGGATCACATGCGATATTGTCGGGGTCCTTGCATGCACACGTGGTAAAATCGTGTTTATAGACGGGCGAGGGGATTCCGGGATTCAGGGTTGCCTTATAGACAAACCCGTAGAGGCTTCCATCGCTCAGAAGATCTACCTTTGCATGGCTGACGATATAGAAGAAGATAACCCCCTTTGATGGCTCTTCTACCAACATCTTCTGTCCGAGCGGGGAGAGAACAAAGCCGCCTTTGGTGGGACCACGTTTAATGCTCACCTCCATCTTGTTCAATAAACCAGAAATATTCGGTAAGAACGGATCGCCAAAGATATTACGAGATAGACTAATAAGAATACAATGTCGATTGTAGGCGTTCAGTTTGGCATCATGTCTCCCGAGGAGATCCTCCGGAGGTCTGTTGTCGAGGTCGTAACCGATAAGACGCATCAGGGCAACAATCCCGTCCCGGGTGGCGTGTTTGACCAGCGTCTTGGTGTCATCGAGAGCGGCAAGGTCTGCCCCACGTGCAAACATACCAACTTACAATGCCAGGGCCATTTCGGGCACATCACGCTCGCTCGCCCCGTCTATCTCTACCAGTTCCTTGATCACACTGTCAAGACCCTCAACTGCGTGTGCATCAACTGCTCTACGCTGTACATTGCAGGCATGTCTGGGTTCAACGAGGAGGCCTACCTGAACTCCGAGCTGAAGGGCATGGAGCGCCTCGCCGATATCCGCAAGCAGTCGGTGGATTTCGTCACCAAGTTCGCCAAGAAGGAGAACCCCGTGTGCGGAACCTGCGGTACCCAGATGCTCAAGAAGGTGGAGAAGATCCAAGGTACGGTTTGCACGCTCCAGGGCAAGCTTGCGGGTAAGGAGGAGGAGACCGTCGCTCTCCAGTCCGAGATGGTTCTCCGTTGCTTCCAGCGCATGACGGACAACACGGTCAAGATCCTCGGCTTTGACCCTAAGTTCTCCCACCCTGCCTGGATGGTCTGTACCGTTCTTGCTGTGCCTCCGCTGACGGTGCGCCCGCCAGTGATGATGGACGACAACCAGCGCATGGACGACGATCTGTCGCACAAGCTGATTGATATCGTGCGCAACAATCAGGAGCTCCGCAAGCAGATCGACAAAGGCGCTCCTCGCGACTACATTATGAAGCATACCGAGATGCTGGAGTTTGATGTCGCGACCTACGTGGATAACGATATCAAGGGCATGGCTCCGGCGGCTCAGCGCTCTGGCCGCCCCCTCAAGACGCTCAAGTCGCGTCTCGGTGCGAAGACGGGTCGTGTGCGCGGCAACCTCATGGGCAAGCGCGTGGATTTCTCTGCGCGTTCCGTGATTACGCCCGACGCCAACATTGACGTGGATGAGCTCGGTGTTCCCGAGGAGATTGCGCGCAACCTCACCAAGCCCGAGATTGTGACGCCTCACAATCGCGACCGCCTCATGTCGTACGTCCGCAACGGCACCAAGTATCCCGGTGCCAAGTCCGTGTTCCTGAAGGAGGAGAAGCGCATGATGTCTTTGAAATACATGAATCCCGATATGATTGATCTTCACGAGGGCGATATCGTGCATCGTCACATGATCGACGGCGACAACGTGCTATTCAACCGACAGCCATCCCTACACAAGGGCTCGATGGAGTGCCACCGCGTCAAGGTGCTGCCCTACTCCACGTTCCGCCTGAACGTGTCAGCCACTAAGCCGTACAATGCTGATTTCGATGGTGACGAGATGAATCTCCACCTCCCGCAGTCCATTGCAGCGGAGACCGAGCTCCAGCAGCTGGCCTCTGTCCTCCGCCTCATCATCAGTCCCCGCGAGAACTCCCCCATCATTCAGATGGTGCAGGATACGCTGACGGGCGCCTTCCGCATCTCGGATCCTCGCGTGAAGATCCCCGAGCACCTGGCGATGAATATCATGTCCCGCCTGAAGAAGCCCATGAGCGCCTACAAGCGCACGGGCGCCGACCGCACGGGCATGGAAGTTATCTCGGGCGCATTCCCCCTGATGAACTTTGACGAGCGTGTCACCATCAAGAACGGTCAGCTGGTCAAGGGTCGGCTGAAGAAGGGTGCGTTCAACACCACCTCAGAGGGTGTCCTCCACGTCCTCTACAACGACTTTGGCTACAAGCGCTGCGGTCAGTTCATCAACGAGGTGCAGTCGATCGTCACTAAGTTCAATATGCACACAGGATTCTCCACCGGTGCATCAGATCTCATTTCGAACAAGGAGACCACCGATTTCGTGGCGAGCACACTGGCACAGGGTCGTGCGGAGGTCCGCGAACTGCTGGCCAACGTCCATTCCGGTCGGTTTGTGAATATCAGTAGCCGCGAGAACGGCGAGGAGCTCGAGAACCAGATTATCAACATTCTCAAGAATGTCTCAGCCAAGATCTCGGGTCGTGTGATGGAGTCTCTGCCCCGCGATAACCGCCTCGTACAGATGGTCGAGTCGGGCGCGAAAGGCTCAGACCTCAACATGACGCAGATGGTTGCCCTGCTGGGGCAGCAGATTGTGGATGGTAAGCGTATCCAGAACACGCTGAAGGATCGCACACTCCCCCACTTCACCAAGTTCGACGATGGCGCTGAGTCTCGTGGCTTTGTCGAGTCCTCGTTCGTGCAGGGTCTGCGCCCAGCCGAGTACTTCTTCCACGCCATGGGCGGTCGTGAAGGTCTCATTGATACCGCCGTCAAGACCTCCGATACGGGCTACATCCAGCGCCGTATGATGAAGACGATGGAAGATATGCACGTCACCTATGACGGGACGGTGCGCAACAATATGGGTACAATCATCCAGTACCGCTACGGCGAGGACGGCGTGGAGTCGATTCAGGTGGAAGCTCAGCCGATCCGTCTGGCAATCATGACGCTGGAGGATATTTACAAGATGTTTGGTCTAAATCTGGCCGAACTGAACCCCCTCCTCGTGGAGGCGGTGAGCGAGGCTCCCGATCTGGTAGAGGACATTATCGCCGACCGCGAGATGCTAGTGCGCGACGTCTTCATGTTCATGAACACGGACAAGGTGCTGGCGCCCGTCCATCTCAAACGCCTGGTGGAGAAGTACCGCAATCCGTACTCGACCCGCTCGGACCTGACTCCGGCGTATGTGGTGGAGCAGCTGACCGCCATCATGAAGGAGCCGTGGATCGCCCCCAATCGCGTGTTCCACTGCCTCCTCCGCTACTACCTAGCTCCGCGGCGCTCGATCATCGAGTACCGCTTCACGAAGGAGATCTTCGACGAGCTGATTCGCGAAGTCCGCTTCCGCTACCTCAAGAGCTTGGTGCATCCGGGCGAGATGGTGGGTGCGCTCGCTGCACAGTCGGTGGGTGAGCCGGTGACGCAGCTGACCCTGAACACTTTCCACTCAGCCGGTACGGTCAAGGCCGGTGCCACGCAGGGTGTCCCGCGTATCCACGAGCTGCTGAGCGTGACGCGCAACCCTAAGAACCCCCTGAACTTCGTGTATCTGGACTCGTCGATTGCCGAGACGAAGGAGAAGGCGATCATGCTGTCTCGTGAGATCCAGCGGACGACGCTGCGCGATATCACCACAGCTGTTCGTATGTACTATGACACGGCTCCCCTGAGCCCTGACTCGGTGGTGGCCGAGGACCGCGAGATTCTAGAGACGTTCCGTCTGTTCTCTGTGAGCAACGGCGCCGAGTGTGCGTCTCCCTGGATTATGCGCCTGGAGCTGAGCACGACAGAGATGGCGGCTCGGTACATCCACGACCTGGTAGGTATCCAGAGCGCGATCGAGCGTGCGGGTCTGAACATCCTGCACTGCGTCTATACCAACAAGGACGTGGATGACAAGAGTGTGGTCATGCGCATCGTGTTCCCCGAGGATGTGGTCAAGGATCTCCTGACTCTCCGGTTCCTGGAAGAGCGTGTTCTGGATGTCGTGGTGGTCGGCATTGAGGGCGTGGGGCGTGTGTATCCCCGTGAGGTGAATAAGGAGCTGTCGTGGGACAATGCCACATCCACCTACATCTGCAAGAAGCAGTATGTCTTGGATGTGGAGGGCACCAATCTGTACGAGCTGCTGGTGCGTGACGACGTGGATCCTACGCGCACCTTCTCGAACGATATCCACGAGGTGTATGATGTCTTCGGCATCGAAGCTGCACGCTACGCCCTCTACGCAGAATTCACCGAGGTATTTGACGCTGCGGGTGCATACGTCAATTACCACCACATGGCAGTACTCCTGGACTCTATGACCTACCAGGGTCGCCTGGTGTCGGTGGATCGCTTCGGTATCGGCAAGCACGCCAACGGTGTCCTAGCCAACTCGTCGTTCGAGGAGACCTCGAAGCACCTGTTCAATGCTGCGGTCTCGGCGGAGTATGACCCCATGCAGGGTGTGTCGGCGAACATCATGTTCGGACAGAAGCCCCCGTGCGGTACGGGTCTGGTGGATATCCTGCTGGATGAGACCCGGCTGCAGGAGGGTGGCGAGGAAGATACCTTCTACGACTACCGCGCAGACGTGAAGGCGCGCACAGCGGATGTCAAGAAGAAGGCAGAGGAGGAAGCGGGTGCGACCGAGTGCAAGTTGGAGGATATTACGATGTGGTAGCACTATATACTCAAAGGGAATGTGGAAAGCCTCGGACGGTATTGGCGGTATCGAAGTCCTGGAAGTGATGGGAAATGACCTCACAGTGGTGAATGCCGCTCGCGTATCGTTTGCAAAGGAGTCGCACGACTTCTCGGGTGCTGACGAGAAACTTGTTCGTTACCTTGCGAATCATAACCACGTGACCCCATTTTTTCACCCCCAGATTCGTCTTCGGATCAAGATGCCAATCTTTGTTGCGCGTGAATGGTTCCGTCATCAGATCGGGTTTGCGCGTAACGAGGTATCTCGGAGGTACGTGGATTCTACTCCCGAAGTATGGACTCCTGCACCATCCGATCTTCGTGAGCGCGACCCTAAGGTCAAGCAGGGAAGTCTAGCGACGCCCGTTGATAATTCCGAGGCTATTTCAGAGGAGATTCGCGAGCGCAACAACGGGATGGTGGTGTATTATCAGAGCCTACTTGACCGAGGAGTAGCACCGGAAATCGCTCGGGGCGTACTTCCTCAGGGCATGTACACCGAGTTCATAGAGACGGGATCGCTTGCTGCGTATGCTCGTCTCGTAGGACTGCGCACAGATCCTAGCGCACAGCGAGAGATCCAGTCGTATGCCCACGGACTTGTAAGTCTTCTCCGTCCGTACTTTCCTGTCTCATGGAGTGCTCTAACAAAAACGGAAATACCCCCAGCTGTGAAGCCCGATATCTCATATACCTGCAATGTCCGCTACTTCCGAGACTGTGACAGCCGTTTCCGAGAAGTTTCAGTACGGACAACAAGTGAAGTTCGAGATTGTGGATGTCATCCACATGTTCAAGACCTCAAAGAGCCTTGTCCAGTATGCCAAGACGCGTCACCACGGCAACATTCTGTTGATGGACGATGAGATTCAGTATTCGACGCAGGACGAACATCGGTACCATGAAATGCTGGTCAGCCCAGTCTTTGATGGTCCTGGAAAGTACAAGGATATTCTGATCCTGGGCGGTGGCGATGGTCTGGCGGCAAGGACGATGTATGACACTATTGGGCAACAGACTATCAACTCGGTGACGATTGTGGATTGGGATCCCGAGTTTGTGGAGTTTGCGAAGATCCTCCCAGAGTCTGGCGGAGCGCTAACTGATCCACGGACTCTGCTGGTGTTTGAGGATGCACTGGACTTTGTCAAGAAGGGTGGGCGGAAGTACGATGCAATCTTGATGGATCTCCCCGATCCTGATGGGGTTGAAATGGAGAATCTCTATCGTTATATTCTGTACGCGCTACCTCCACTCTGCAAGCAAGACTGCATTGTGGTGTCCCACGTAGGTCCAGTGAGTCTGGACAATCATCATCCGTGCTGGGACTTCATCAGGCTGTTTCATGACAACATGATGGAGACTCTCGAGTATCCGGAGATTACATTGAATACGCGCTACATTCCTTCGTATGCGCATGAATGGGCGGTGATGTCAGCGTATATGGGTCGCACGTACCCGCAGAAGGACATGAACCATAATGCAGATATTATGGCGATCTATGACTCAGTGCTCACCGGCGACCCGCGCGGCGCGTACGACGGCCTCCCGTAGGGGCAGGCGAAGGTCCGCCAGGCTTAGGGGCAGAGGTGGGCAGGCCCGAGTACGGCGTCTCAGCAGGGCTGCCGCCAACAGACGCAGGGGCGAGCTGCTGACCTCCATAGTAGCTGGAGCCCTTTTTCGTCTTGGGCTTCTGAGTACGACCGCCAGACATCAGGGCAGGGTTGCCCTTCCACGTGGCGTCAGGGAGGCGCTGGGTAGGGGCCGCACCATCGGAGAGGACGGAGCCCGTGTAGGGGCCGCCCGCGAACGAGTACAGCTGACCACCCTTGTGCTTGCGCGTACGACGGCCGCCCATCGGGCCCGCCTTGCCCATCATCTGACCGCCCTTCTTAGCGCTCTTCCACGACGGCTTCGCGGCCTTCATGGCATCTCCGAGGGACATGCCAGGCTTCTTGAAGGACATTACGTGCTTGATCCAGGGGCTCATCTTTCCACGGCGACCACCATCCATATCGTCGCTCATTTTATTCTTTAGGTAGACTTTATTGTGAAGTCGTACATAGGAGATGACATCCGCTTGGGCTGGAACGATACGTTGGGATTCTGGGGCGCCGGCTCCTTGTATGTCAAGGGCTTGTAACGCAGCGGCTCGGGCTTGATGGCAAACGAGCTCTCCAAGAACTTTCCAGTATAAAGTTCCATCGCATTGTCCAGGCTGCCGTACATCATGCCAACCCACTGGCATCCGTAGGCAAAGCAGATTTCGGGGTTAGAATTTTTGAACGCGGTTGTATCCATGTCTGGAACAACCATGGTGATATTGCGCTTGTTGAACTCAATCAGCTCTTCATGATCATATGTTTGAGCAGCCTCGGTATATGTCAAGCGACGCATGCGCGACGACGACCACGAGATATTCACCAGCTCTTCCATTCCGTTGCCCTTGGTGGCATCGTCGGATGTGACAATTAGCTTGCCCATCAGATTGCAGATCGGCTCCACCGCCAGATTCTTGCGCTGGAAGCTGTATGACGAACTCAGCATGAACTTGCGCAGGGTGGTCTTCATAATATCTGCACACTCGTTGATGAGAGCCGTGTTGTTGGTGTGGAAGACGATGCTAACAACAAAGGGGTTCTTATATCCTGCTGTTACGTCTGCACTAAATGCTGAATTGGCAATCTCCGTGCAGCAGTCCTCGAACGGCAGAGTGTTGTAGGTCAGCATCTTCAGAGTCTTTTTGCTTCCTACACCCACAACTGGCTTCTTATTCACTTCGTAGATATGGAGCTCAACTAGACGGCTACCCGCGCGAATTACCTTTTCAATTGCCTTGGGGGTAATATACGTATAGACGGTCGTCGCAGGGAGAATCGTGTATCCCGATGATGCCATATAGTAGTCGCATAGCGTATCCTTGTTGGGGCAGGCTAGAGGCGTAGGCTTAATGAGATCAGCGTAGATATTGAGGTTCTTGGTGAGAACATCGCTCCCGGGGACATTTCCGTTCAAGTGGATCACAAAGAAGTAGGTTACCAGAGAGACAACGAGCAGTGCTCCGCCGACAAGCATGAGTACAGGGATACGACTCAGCCACTCTGACCACTCCATTACTCTTACTTGCGCGAATTCTTATACTCAAAGAACAGCGGGCGCATCAGTTTGATGACATCGTCGGGAACCTTCTCGTCCATCGGGATATCAAACAGCGAGCAGTGTAAGAAGTAGATACAGTACATTCCACACTGAGATCCCTTGTACTGGTGACGCGTGTTGTTATAGAACAACTTCATAGGCTGCGGATGAATTTTTAGGGCATCGATCTGACCCTTCCAGCGTTCCATAAGACGTTTGACTTCCTTCTCGGGCGCACGAGCATACGAATCAAAGTAGGTCATCTGAGGGTACTCTAGTTCAGGACGAATATCAGCAAATCCAGCAATCCAGTGTTCGCCCGGTCCGTCGTGGGGATCCGTATTGAACACAATACCAATCCGGCGATACCCTTTCTTGTAGAGCTCTGAAATACTCAGACTGCACAGGGAATTTACGAGACACTCTCCCGTCTTCTTGTGCAGGTCAAAGTCGATAGGAACTGTACCGACATAATAGTAATCGGGAATCAGCTCTTGATAATACTTCTGTGACTTATCGATATCGTCCGAGGATAGCCATTCTTCACTATTCACTTTCCACGAGTTGGGAGCAGCGGGGCGTTTTACCAGTGCATGAACCACACATTCGGGAGTTCCTGCGTCACACACGCTCTTTAGACGACTCGTAATTTCCTTCCACGCAGTTTCGGTCTTTTTGATAGGAGGCTCGTGAGGATGTTCCTTGTTGTACGCTATCCGCAGTTTATCGACTTCCCGCGGGTCCATCTGTTGTTCAAAACGGATCTTTCTTTTTCAGGGGAGGAGAGGTATCATACACCAGAATGAGCATTGATCAGCGCGACCTCGTGAAGGCTGTCCGCAACTACCGTGCCATCGACGACAAGCTGAAGGAGATCAACAAGGAGATTCATAAGCTCCGCGAGAACAAGAAGTTTGTCGAAAATGAGATGAGCGATATCCTTCGTCGGCAGAACTTTGCACATATCTACAAGCTGGAGATTGCCGACGATGGTTCCTATATCCGCATCCAGCGTCCCGAGACGTGGAACAAGCCTTGGTCCATGGGTGCCCGCGAGCTGCAGGGACACATCGATGAGTACTTCAAGACCCATGCAGGTCCCAACGCAGATGGATGCTACAAGTTTATTGTGGATCGCAAGAAGAAGGACATGGTTGCGAAAGAGTTCGCCTTTACGCGGATGATGCCTCTAGACAACAATGACGACGGAGCGGGAAGTCCTTAAGTGGTTGAATACCGAGACGCGGGATGGGCAGTTGCATGAGGACGAGGTGAAGTCTCTTTTTCTAGAGATTGAGCAGGTCCTTGCTGAAAAGAACTTACTGCGCCCAGACTTTAAGAAGTACAAACCACTCTTCTATCGGCAGTTCTGTGACAGGATCTATGAGCACTCGCACTCACGATAAGATTGTCAAGGAGTTTCGCGACTTTCACGAACGGTTAAGTCATATCAAGACTGGATGTCAGTTTTTTGCTACCATGTGTCCTCTTTGCGATATCATCGTTCATGAGCAGACGGATAGATATCCGGCTGCTGTTGAAGAGATTCTGTTGCCAGTCATTCAGCGGTACTGGAGTCGCTGGGAACGGGATGGGTATTCTATTGGGCAGAAATTGACCTCTGCGGAAGAAATGTGCGCATCGCTGTCGTTTGATGCCTTTGCGCGTTGGATTCAGCCAAAGTACAGGGATATCCCAGACCTCGACGATGAAGAGTTGATTCATCATCGCTACGTTATCCAAAAATTAACGCGGTGATAGACAAACACACCATGGAAAAGATGACACCCCCCGCAAAATATACTGGAGGACAGGGATGTGGCTGCTCGGGCGGACGCCGCACCCGCAAGGCGAAGAAGGGAGGTCAGCTGTCGCCGATGCCTCTATCCGATGCTTCGTCTGCGGGTAAGACGGGCGCTCGTCGTCGTAAGCACCGCGGAGGCTCGATGCTGGGCGATCTGCTCCTCAGCGGTACGGCTCTGGGTCTGTACTCGTACTTCACGAAGAAGCGTGGGGGCAAGCGCTCTCGGAAACATTAATCTCAGGTAGCTGAAACCCGTTGAACTCGGAGGCACTGACCCACGAGTATGCTCCAATATTCTCTACTTCAAGGATGTCTGTATCGTCGATCTCTTTCGGCAGCCACACATCTTTTGCAATGACGTCGGCCGAATCACATGTGCGTCCAAATATCGTAAATTTCTCATAGGATGTGTAAGGCTTGCGCGTGATACACCGAAACGTGGGCTTGAACCCGTCAAAGAGCACACCTGAGAAAATACCATACACTGATTCATCGATAGTAATACTTCCTCTCTTCTTTCCAATCACCGGAACCCGTAGAGTACAAGTCTCGGATGCGAAGAACCTGCCCGGCTCAGAGATGGTCTTTTTGAAGGGTAGGGATTCTACCTGATCACGGATCACTGGCGCAAGATCGTCGCGGAAGAAGGAGTTGTGCTCCGAGCTGCCCGAGAATCCTCCGCCAATATCCAGGAGCTCAGGGGTAAAGACCTGCTTATGAGCCTTGAAGATATCGATGTACTGCTTTACGGTATCAAAGGCAGATTGGTAGGCGCGCACCGACGTGCAATCGCTGCCGACGTGGAATGCAAGACCATAAATATGAAAACGGGGTTCGTGATAGATAAGTTCTTCAATATCTTCTAGACGGAACCCGAACTTCTTGTTGAGGGGGATTCGGGCATCGCCCTTGTCATCTACAAAAATACGAAGAATAGGTTTAGTTTTTGGTGCTTCATCTGTTATTTTCATGAGTTCGGGGAGACTGTCGAAAGTCATGTAGGGAATAGCGTCTTTACGGATGCGGAAGAGTTCGTTTCGAGACTTGCAGGGGTTGGCGTAGATGATATCGGCAGCCGTCGCACCAACCTGTTTCACCCGGTTGATTTCATCGACTGAGGCACAATCAAACCCTACACCGCCCCTCTGCAACTCTGCAAGGATAGGTGCCATGTTATTACACTTCACGGCATAGTGCGGACGGATGTTCGGCAGAGCAGAGTTCCAGAGGCTGAGGCGGCACCGCAAGGTGCGGAGGCTGACCGTGAGTTTCGACAGTGTTATTGACTTTACAAAAGAGAATAATATGTAAGGCATTTTAAAGTACCGCGTCTTCTATATATAAGAGCCATGACGACCGAGTTTTACAGCCCGTACAATCCCAAGAATACTCCTCTGACTCCAGACGATGTCCAACACATCCTCTGTATTCAGGGTTACCGGGTAAAGGATATTGGGATCTTCCAGAAGGCGATGATTCACACGACGTATGTGCGTCGCGAGTCTTATACGACATTGACAGGCGAACCTGCTGTCTTGGCTCCTTGTCCTCCCGGGGTCATGGATCTCCAGGACGAGTCGTATGAGCAACTAGAGTTTCGCGGTGATGCCCTGCTGGGTGCATCGGTGGCGAATTACCTGTGCGAGCGCTATCCCGGTGAGTCCCCTGGCTTCCTCACCAATACGCGCAAACTCATTGTGCGCAACAAGACGCTGGGAGCTCTGGCGCGGGACAAGCTTCGGCTGGACAAGTTCTTTGTGATTTCCAAGCATGTCGAAGAGATGAAGTCCGAGCACGGGCGACAGAACATTGAGAAGCTAGGGGATGTTCTAGAAGCCTTTATTGCGGCTCTCTGGATTGATTCAGGGTTCAAGTTTGAGGTCGTGAATGAGTTTGTCGTGAATCTGGTGGAGACGCATCTGGATATTCCCACGCTCTTGCGCGAGGATGATAACTACAAAGATCGCATGCAGAAGTACTGCCAGCAGAACCACCAATACACACCAATCTACAAGATGATCCCTGACGGAGCAGCAGGTTTTACCATGGCAGTGTGCAAGCCTAACGGCGAGATTCTGGCGATGGGAAATGCCTCGACCAAGAAACAGGCAGAACAGAATGCTTGCAAGAGCGCGCTTGAAAAGTTCCTATCCGCTACTGGATAATGTACTGGCCTGCGCGGTATTTCAGCGGACTCACGCGAAAACAGAACAAACAGCGAAAAAGCACCGCGACTCGCCGTCGTAAGATGTCGTGGAAAGACCCTAGGGCATACGTTCCATTCAAGACGGATCAGGGGGTCAAAACACGTACCTCCAAGTATGTTCGCGAATGGAAGAAGACCTTCCCCGACGCCCACGGCCTCCAGGCGTACTCTCGAGCCACCGGCGTCCCGCTCCCCATTGTCCGGGCATCCTACAATCGCGGAATGGCGGCGTGGCGCACAGGGCATCGTCCAGGGGCGACGCAGCAGCAGTGGGGGTATGCTCGTGCCGCCAGTATGCTGACGTGCGGCAAGACACATTATACCACCGACGCCGATCTTGTCGATAAAGCCAAGAAGACCGCTAAAGCTCGCGCCTGGTTTAGAAAGACGTGTAAGAACTAAGATAAATAAGATGGGCTGGCGCTATATCTTGGTCAATCATACACGCAAGGTCATTGAGGATGCGTCACTCCATAATATTTGGCATCAGATGAGCCACCTCATTCGGGAGAAAGGGTGGGAGACGGCAGACGATGTAGAAATGATGTTTGAAGATGGACGATACGAAGAGATCGGGGAGCTTGTTGTGAACAAGGGATACAAGAGCCATTATTATGCTTGGAGCTTTGATGGTATTGTGACTCCTCGTCAGGGTCAATGAAGTAGGCGAGCATGCGTCACCTTGAACGTCTTGCGATGGTCGCGCTGCCGCTTGCCGTTGCGGCAGGTTTTTCCACGATTGCACGAACTCTTGACATATCCGTAACGCCGATACACCCCCTTGATCGATGGGAGAAGTCTCTCCGATCCAGTGGCGGCGCACAACTCTTTCATCAAGCTGTACATCCACCGAACAATGTCACGCTGCGATTCCATGGACAGATGTTTCAGATGTTCGCGGTATATCTTACGAAGAGGGGCATAAGGATACACATCACCCAGCGTTCCGAAAAACTCCTGGTATATCTCGTAGCGGTCAGGGGCGTAATTGAACGCAATACAGAAGAGGAAGTCCATGCCCGGGGGAGCGCTAGGAGCTTCCTTGGACAGGATCTCGTAGTGCGCCTTGACGTCCGCGAACTCGGGATCGGGTGGCGGACAAATCACGCGCTTGTCCGTCTCGCACTGTCCCCGCAGCTTTGCATTCACCTTGTTGTGGAAGTCGTAGAGCCATTTCTCGGGATCTCCGTGCGGAGGATCCTTCTTCATAAACTCGCACGTACTCTCGCGGCAAAAACGGCAAGGAAGGGCATCTTTCATCGCGCGTAAAAATGGGATGGGGGTTTCAGATGTATGAACGACCAGGTGGAGCAATTGCCATCCTGACGGCCCCCAAAAGCGGGTATCCATTATTTAATGTCGGATATAAGTAATCATGAACGCTCCTCCTCCCGCCTATGCCCCCGCCCCTCCCCCCGCCAAGAAGTCCTCGTGGTGGCCCTTTGGATCATCTGAGTCCGCCCCCGCGCCCGTTCCTTCTGCGGCTCTGCCCCCTGTGGGTGGTCGTCGTCGTCGTGGGCGCCGCGGAGGTGTTGGCATGGTCGATGATGCCCTCCTCGCCGGAACTGCCGCCTATGCTGCCCACCGCTATGCGAAGAAGGCTGGTCGTCGCACCCGCCGGTCTCGCCGGGGAGGTGTCGGCATGCTTGATGATGCGCTCCTCGCTGGAACCACCGCGTATGCCGCTCACCGTTACGGGAAAAAGGCGGGCCGCCGCACCCGTCGCCGGTAGGGCTCCTACGCCTACTCCGTCTCATTCCGTAGCTGGAAACACTTCCACCCACCGTGGGTGTAAGCCCCCCACTTAGTTTGCGCTTCCTTGATCATCTCTTCCACTCGCCAGTCGCGCGTTCCGCGATTGGTCTCCCACCATTCCTTGAACTTTGCCGTAAGCATCTTCTTCGACACCTTGGGAGTGTCCTCCGCTGGCTCCACAGAATACGTGCAATCCGCGAAGAACCGCATGATTGCATTGCTCTCCTCACGATATTCATTGGTATATACCTGAATATCCTCAGGCGCAACTACATCATCATTCTTGAACTTCTTGTAGAGGTGAATGAGATATGCCAGGAAACATCGACCCCACTCCTCCGACTTCACCTTGCGCTCAATCGAGATGTCCATCTTGTGCTGGTTGGGTCCGTCGGGATTCTGTACGAACTTCGATGGGAAATTCACCACCATCATGCGGCGCCACGTACCGCTATCGTTCGTGTTGATCTTCGGCTTGTCGTTACACGCCAGATGGAGCTTGCACTGCAGCTCAAACTCAATCATGGACTTGGCACCCGCATACAGATCGCGAGCAATGATCTTCTCGGACGACGTCAGCTCCTTCATGAACCCCGTATTCAGGGGAACCGCCTCATCCGGCTCCTGCATCGTCACGAACCGCCGACCCTTCAGACGAATCAGCTCAGGAGCCGCTGCACCCGACTTGCCACGACCCTGTGTCAGCAGCGAGATCGGGACCTTGCACGCGTAATCCCCCAGAGCCGTCTCAATCAGACAGATAAGCATGGACTTGCCATTCGAGCCCACGCCCGTCAAGACGTGGAACTTCTGATTGCCCGTCCCGTTGAGGCACCGGGCCATGTGCCGGTTCATGTACTCCCTCACCCGGGGATTCGGGAAGATCTTGTTCAGGAAATCCTGGATCTCCGGCCACTCCTTGTAATCCGTATGCTTCATTGACGGCTCATACTCCAGCTGCGTCGTGAAACTCAGGCAGTCGTCGGGCTTGCCGTCACGGAACTCGAACGCCTCCATATCGAACACGCCGTTCTGGCACGCTAGGAGATTGCGGTTCTCATCCACCTTCTTGATGAAAGTCTCGTCCAGGAACAGCTCCTGGCACTCACGCATCACATTGGACTTGAACGGAGTCTTCTTCAGCTGTGCAGCGACCTTCATGAGATCCTGCTGCATGACCACCGTGTAACACGTCTGGCATCCCGTGCGCATACACTCGCGCGCATCCTTGGAGTTGCAGTCGGGCAGGCTGCCATCCGTCAGCTTCCCGCCGTAGTACCCTGCGCGCTCAATATAGAGCTTCCAGATCGTCACGGAGAGTTCCAGCTGAAGCTGAATACCCTTGTCCGACTCCTGCCAGACATGCCCCGTGTATTTGAACCACGCGTTCTTCCCGAAGCTTGCGCACTTGTAGTGATCGCGGAACTTGGAATACACCACCGACGCCACATCGTACTCGGCTCCGCTGTGCGATGCATCCACCTTCCGGAGAATGTTGTTCTTCTCAATCTCCGTATATCGCTCGATATTGTCGCTCGCCGACCACTTGCGCAGCGATCCCTCCTGCAGGCGTGGTCCAGTGTTCCGCATCGAGAACGAGTTCCACTTGGACATGCACTCGCGCACATTGAACATCGCTGACCGCCGACTGAACTCTTCAAATTCATCGTAGAGATCCGGATGAATGTTCTTGAGACAGATACCCACGTCAATCCAGCACTGGTACTCCGATGACCGCGAGTCCGCGAGGTTCTGGACGTGCTCGTGAATGTACTGCTTCTCCTCAGGTGTCAGCGGGCGGGGAACATAGGCTGTCGGGGACGACTCCCGCGATCCGGGGAGCTTCCGCTGGACTGGACGACCAACGCGTGGCATTACCGCCCGCCCCCCAGAAATACGAACATTCTCCTGGTTTGTCTCAGGGAGGTTCCCGTACTTTTCCTGCGCCTCGGGCGTCATCGGCGTCTCCCGAGACTCGTCGCGCTCAAACGTATCCAGCTTGCGCAGGAGATCCGGCGTCATTGGAACGGGCGTCGTATCTACCGTGTGCGACCCGTCTGCATTCACCGTCACCCGGCTGGTGATAATGTAGGGCAAACCTTTATCCTTGCGGGCGCCATACATCATCCACCCCGACGAGCGGGACGCCACTGCGCGGTCATACACCTTGGACCACTCCTTTTCCTTCAGAGGGACATCGTCGAACATCGACATCTTGGTGAGCATGACATCGCGAATGCCCATCTCGACATATTTGGTCGTGCGCACATCCGGAACCAGGACATGCACTCCGCCGGCAGCCCCGTCCTTCTTGGGCGTCGGCTTCTTCTTCTCCATCACATACACCTCGACTGCGTCAGGAACTACCAGGAAGGTCCGCATGGTCTTCACATACTCCAGGACGAACTGCAAGACCTGCTCGGGCGTGTGCTTGTGCGCTGTCGTCCCCGCCTCGTACTGGAAATCCAGATCTACCTTGCACGGACCCAGAACCTGTGGCGACTCGGTGAGTGTAATCTTGTTTGTATGAACTTCAACGTAATCGTAGTACAGATCGTAGAACTCCTGTAGGATATCGCTACCTACGAAATACTTACCAGGAGGAGTGAGTGTTACGTGGGTAATTGATTCACCAGGAGTGGTAATTCGGTGATCCTCCAGAAATTTGAGTAGTCCACCCGCTGAGGCCATTTTTCACGAGTGTGTGTAGAATTAAGACAATAAATCTCCAACTGATCCATTTTTAACGCACGGTTCTGTTCTGGAAAAACGAATAACAAATTAGCCTACGAGAATATAAGACTACACAACACATGAAGTTCTGCCCCGACTGCGAGAACGCCCTCACGGACATTCGCGACGACGGCGCCGGCGTAGGCTTTGAGTGTCGCAAGTGCAAGTACAATGAAAAGATCACCCGTGCTAATCCTCTGGTGTATGAGCACAACCTGAACCAGGATACGGCGGCTCGGCTGGTGGTGAATCCTTACCTATCCCTGGATCCTACGCTTCCCCGCTTCTCCACGATTCAGTGCCCCACGGACGGATGCAAGTCCAAGGAGGTGGTGGGTGTTAAGGTAGATGCCAAGAACGTCGTCTGGATGTACCAATGCACTCTGTGCGGCGTTTCGTGGAAGCAGGATGCCCGTCGGTCGTGAAAAGGATGAAAACGGACAATAGACCTTTTTGAGTACGGAAACAAGTATAACTCATAGATAAAATCACAATGCTCAAGCGTATTGTGTTATTGGCCTCCTTCTTGGCGGCTACAACCTCCCAAATTACTCTGGGAACTCTGACCCCGTCAGTAAGTGCTATATCTCCCACTGGAACCCGTTCTCGTGCGGGTGTGCTTCCCACCGCGACTGCGACTACAACGCGGTCTCGCCCCGGTATGGCTCCTACTGCTACGGCAACTGCAACCCGTTCCCGTGGCAGAGTAATTCCCACTGCTACGGCAACTACTACGCGGTCTCGTCCCGGAGTAATTCCCACTGCGACTGCGACTACAACGCGGTCTCGCCCCGGTATGGCTCCTACTGCTACGGCAACTGCTACGCGGTCTCGTGCCGCCGAATCTCTTAGTCCTACCGTTACCGCTACCCGAACCCGTGCTCTTGGAACACCATCGCCTACGCTTACCGCCACCCGCTCTCGCGCTCTTGGCACTCCATCTCCCACAATTACAGCGACGCGTTCGCGAGCAGTTGGAACTCCCACATCTACACTGACACGCTCTCGCACCGCCACTGCAACCCGTTCTCGCACTGCTACCACGACCGGGTCTCGTGCCCCGGAATCTCCGACTGCGACTCAGTCTCGTCTGGCACCTACTCCCACTGAAACTGGAACCGCCAGCGGAACCCCCACCGCGATCGCCACCGGGACCGGGACGGCAACCGGGACCGGGACCCCATCTACAACTCCATCTTGGACGACTACGATGACTGGAGGCGTCCGGGCAAGCTCTAGCCCGCCCTTCACACCGTTTCCTACCTTCACAGGCACTGGATCTCAGTTTAGCACTCCCAGCCCTTCATTCACATCTCTGGCAAATGTCGCTGTAGTAGCTCCCGCGGCGGCTCCCAACAACACCATCGCCATCATCGGCGTTGCCGGAGGAGTCTCTATTGCCGCTCTCCTGGCTATTGCGGCGGTTGCTGCTGCTTTCCGTCAGCGCGGAGGTCGTAAGCGTAGTCTATCGGCATCGCCAGATACATTCACTCAGATGCCCGGTACCCATCCCAACTTCATCAATGTCGTGAATCAGCAGGATCCTAACGACTACAGGGTTGCCGCTGCCAACCCTGTCATAGTACCCCGCACCTTCGCTCTCCCACCTCCAGTTGAAAAAGCCGTCTATAACCCTTTCCAGGCTCGGGCGTCGCCGATGTCGGCTGCACCTCCGCCTACCGAGGAAACGACTCGTCAAGCGTTTGCTCCTCAACAGACTGCTCGCGCGCTCCCTTCTATTACATTCATGAACAGCGCGCGCAAGCTCACGAAGTTTGCGCCACCTCCGCCTCCCATACCACCACCACCTGCCGACGACGAGGGTCGGCCACCCCCCTACCCGTAATCTTGCGACGAGTGTAGATCACCGTGCGCCGACCCGGGATTGCTAGCATAGTATGTAGAGAGGTGGAAACCCCCCAATAGAAGGATGAGTAGGACATCATATCCTTGTCGTACTCATACAGAACCACCTTGGTATCCAGCGTCGGGAAGTTCAGGGCCATCTCCATACGGTTCAGGATTTTGCGCATATCGAGATTCCGCAGAGCATAGATATACTGGTCGCCATATGACGTGCGATTCGAGAGAACGTGAGCGATCGTAGCCATTATGATATGTTTTACAACTGGAAAGATGGCATCATCCGTTTTTCCCGTGGTAAGATAACAATGAGGACGCGCGCACGTAAATTCTGCGATTGTATCAAAAAAGTTCGGACGAGCATGAAGCCCCGTCCAGGTTCATCGAAAGAGAGTGGGGCTATTGCAGTATGCACGACACGCCTCCTCTGGCCACATGGACGGACACTCCGTAAAGTTCGTTGCCTGCGGAAAGCCAAGCTTCTGACTCAGAAGCGTAAGTGAGACGAGATAACTCAGGACGGTAGTCGTGAGACCAAAGCATAGTCCGCGAAGGTATCCGTACCGCTCTCCCGCTTGTCTAGCCTTCTCTATCTCCCCTGCCCAGATTTCTTCTAGTCTATTCATTAATATAAGATATGAAACTCACCTGTAAGCGCGGAACTCACCCCCGTAAAAGTTATACTCGCAAGGCGTACATGCGAAAGACGGGTGTCCATATCGCTCCTGCAGAGGTTCATTCTCAGTCGTGCGTTCGCGGTTACCACGGACCGGGCAAGGGTATTGGACCCCTCAAGAAGGGCAATCTGACCAAGTACGGATATTCTACCGCCAAGAGCGCTCGTTCGCGCCACACAGCTCTCAATGCGGCTGTCAAGTACGATGGTGCGCTCCCGACCTACAAACGCCTGAATGCTCTCTCGGTCTATACTCGTCGTAGTGCTCCTGCGACGTCCAAGGCTGCTCTGGCGGATCGCAATTACATTGGATTGAAGTACGGATACAAGTCAACGTAAAACGAATTAGAAACAAAGCAGGAGATATAGTACAATATACTCCACCATGATGTCCGAGTTCATTCTGCGCGCGGATATTATTAAGGCACAGGAGACCCCTCGCACGACCCTTCCCTATTTCACCAAGTATGAATATACTGCTCTTCTTGGTGTTCGTAGGCAGCAGCTCAACGATGGCGCGATTCCTCTGGTTCCCATCCAAGAATTCAACCGTGATGACCCCGATCTGTATCTTAAGATCGCGGAGCGCGAGATTCTGGAGCGCAAAGTGCCCTACATTATCCGTCGCGAGCTTCCGGGGGGAGTGTCGGAATACTGGAGCGTTTCAGAACTTGAACTTGCATGGTAATAATGATGGAAGAGTCGTTGAAGAAACTAGAAGATACATCCGAATCGTCAAGCGATATTGCAAATACGTGGAATAGCGCTCACGAGACATTACTGTCATCTATCGGAGACAAGGCAAATTGTATGCGTTGGATGCACACCGAATCACAAATACACTACGACCGCTGGAATTTTTGGCTTTCTGTTCCCAGCGTAACCCTAACTGCCCTAGCAGGTGCAACGACCATCGGACTGACTCAACTCACCCCCCTAGCCCAAACATACGTGACAATTATTGTGGGGGTCACTACAATTGCTACAGGAGTCTTGACATCTATCAATCAACTTCTGAAAGCTCCGCAGACATCGGAAGGTCATCGAATTGCAGCTATTGCATACGGCAAATTGTACCGCGTAATTTCGAATGAACTCGCTCTGCGTCGCGACCAGCGTACAAATGCCCAAGAGTTCTTGAAAGTGATACGCGTAGAGCAGGATAGACTCGAAGAATCGTCACCTCTGATACACCGAATCATCATCGAGAGGTTCAATCACAAGGTTGAATCGAATGCGACACTCGAGAAACCCGAGATTGTAGGAGAGTTGGATCACATACGCGTCAATATGTCATCAAAACCTCCGCCTGGAATTGCCCGTCAGCCCTCAGAACCTCCTAGTTCGCCCGTTCTTTTGACAGCGAAGAAACATCTCCCAACAAATCCCTTGCGCAATCCAGCTCCCTCATCCACTATGGCCGTTATCGGCGGCCAAAGCTAGCTGCGCCTCCGTTGGGGGAAAGAGGAGGAGAGGGATCGGCTCGCGACCCGGATCCTCCCACCGCGCCGGATCAACCTGCAGCGTCCCGTTTGCCATTGCGACATCGACTTCGTCCGATGCGAAACGAGGATCGTGCTTCTGGACCTCAGCGTATGCCGCCAGAACTCCGTCGTGCGAGAAGGCGTAGTCCGAATGTGCGTTGAACGAGAGGTACAATCCCAGTACCGTAACAAGAACAGCGGTGAGGTAGAACTTCGTGTAAAGCAGGAAAAGGACAGCTGCAATCCAGATACCGCGAGACAGAATACCCCGCGTCAGGATAGAATCAAGGACCGAACGGGGGATACCCACGATGCTCAGGATAGCAAACAGCCCAATGACCGCAATAGAGGTTTGTACGTCACGTGCATGGGCAAGCATCTTTGTTAAAACGGAACAAATAAAGTGCTCTTGAATGACAAGACATAGCCCCAAAGATGCTCATTCCCGTTCGTTGTGTTACATGCGGCGACTACGCGATCTCTACCCGCTGGCTGGCATACCAGGCTCTGGTAGAGAAAGAGAAGAAGAAGGACGGGCGTACAGATTCCTCCCCTCCCTATCTCACCAAGAGCACTGTAAAGACGGCGGAGGGACGAGCCATGGACCAGCTGGGTTTCACGCGCGAGTGCTGTCGTCGTCACATTCTAACCTCTGTAGAACTTTTGTAAAGGAAGTATAATAACCAATGGCGACCTTCCGGGCAAAACGCCCTTTTTCGTCTAGCGAACTCCTTGCACTACAGCGCCAGAAGGTTGAGCAGTCCTTGAATATTCCTCCCTCTATCAACCTGCAAGATAGCTCTGAACTCACGGCGCGCGTACGTAAGAACGCGTCAGTCCTGAAGACGGAGTACCTCCCGGGCGAGCCTACCAAGGGCAACTCGGGCAACATGGTAAAGTTCAATGACTGCTCGGTCGTTCAGGCCATGGTTGAGGGAAATGCTTACCGCTCTTCCGCGTTGAGTTATCAGCCACGCACCCAGTACACGTCTGATGGATGCTCAACACTCCTAGATAATCCCGTTAGCTACCCCAAGGCAATTACATGCGAGCAGCCCATTCCGATCTCTGCCCCGCGTGTAGATTGCTTTGATCCTACCGTTGATCTCCCTCTGCGCCGCAACGACAACAAAGTTGTCATACGGAACGCCCCCGCCATCGTCCTGAATAAAATAACTGTAAAGACGTAATGAGCGCTGAAATCTTGAATGTCATGTTGATTCTCCGCAATCAGGTGAAGATCTACCACTGGGAGACTTTTTCGTTCGGTCGCCACAAGGCTACCGATGACCTGGTAGATAGTCTGGATGCCAACATTGATAAATTCACGGAAGCCTACATGGGTCGCTATGGTCGCCCTAAATTCACCTCCAAGACCGGCAAGCTGCAGATGTTTGATATCACGGACAAGCGTGCCCACGAGCTCCTGGCTGGAGGGATCGTGTGGCTCACCAATGAACTTCCCAAGATGCTGAAGCGGACTGATACAGATCTCCTGAATATCCGCGACGAGATTCTCGCCGACCTCCAGCAGGCGCGTTATCTATTTACTCTCCATTGATGTAGAGTATATAATGCTGCAGGTCTTTGCTGGACTCAACTTGATTGAATGTGATGCCAGGGCTAGACAGACCCTGCCACCAGGATTCATTGACCTGTCTAAGACTAGGGCATCATCCCTTGCATCCGAGCTCCAGACAGTGTATGAGCACCACTCCGAGGCACACGTGTATATTGGATATATCGACCCTATCCTGATGCTCTCTGCCCCCGACGAAGTCCTCACCCGCCGAGCATTCCGTAAATTGGCAGTTACAGCGGTTGTCAGCAATCCAATGATCCTTCCCTATGCCTGGAAAAACGGACTGGATCAGCTCGTATTTGTGGGTGAGACTAAGAACCAAGATGCTTCGTCTGCCTAAGCTTTCCACTACCGTTGTTCTCCACTCTTACGACATGAAGCTGAACACCGACGAGATTCTCCGCAAGATGCCCCTGGAAGGCGGAATCATCAAGATTGAGAAGCGCGGGATACTCCGTCGCGGGGAGTCCAAGCGCGACAAGATCACTCGTCGCAACCCTAAGCCGATTACCGCTTCGGGGTTTGGACATAACTCTGTCACCGTCGTCGTCTGGAACGACGGCGATGGCAAGCTGACCCCAAAAGAGATTACCGTGAAGATCTTCCACAACGGCGTATTTCATATGACGGGTGTTCTCGATCCCTTATATGAGACTTCAGCCCTCTCTGCTATCCAGAAGCAGATGCACCCCGAATGTGTTCGTGAAGGCGGTTGGGTCCATCGTGAGCGCCGCGTCCTTCTGATGAATTACTCCACCTGCATTCCTCCCGAGATCAAGATTTCCAGGGCATCCCTACAGCGGTACTTTCAAGAAAAGGGTATCCAGGCCGAGTTTGAGCCCGATGTATCTCCCTGTGTCAAGGTCGTATTTCCCCAGCGCTGGACGGCATGTGTCTTCCGCACAGGTAAGATTAACTTGACGGCTCTGAAATCTCACGAAGACTGCACTGACTTCGTCAAACTCTTGGAGCCGCACCTGACCGCCTATGTCGCTACGCTGTAATATTGATTTCCTTATCGGTCTTGTAGTAGTAAAAGACCAGTGCTCCTACCCAAATACAGAAATTCACGATTACAAAGATCACTAGGTAGTCACTGCGAATGTAGGATTTTTGCGTCCAGAACACGTAACTAACGGCGAGAACGACGAATCCGGCGAGAGCCGCGACGAGAGCGCCGATGTTTGCGTACGCCTGCACGCTTAGTCCGGCCATTACCCTTCTTAGACGTTTTGTTTCGGCGGCGCTGTCCTCCCTTCGCCATTGCCATCTTATCGGGATCCACTGTCTTGGGCGGAGCAGCTCCCAGCTTATCATACGCCGCATCGGCATCCGCCTTATTGGCCGTGCGCAGGAGCTCTGCGAATCCCGCCTTGGCATCTGTTCCTCCCGCGCTCACCATGCTGGGGACATTCTTGACTTCTACTGCAGCACCACCCCAGTATTTCTTCCGCCGACCTCCCGAGATGGGACCACCCAGCGCCTTCATTGCGTCTGTCTGAGTCTCAACATTGTTCTCCACAGCCTTGGCTGACGCCTCGATGAACGAGCCCTCCACCTTCGGGACATCTGGGTGAGCAATTCCAACTTTAGGCATGATAATCGATCCGTCGGCAGCTACCGTTGGTTTAGACATTGTTATTTACAGGTAAAAAATACAAACCTACAAATGAATGATATTCGTTACGACGCCACTCAGATTCAGTCGATGGTACGCAACATGGACGACAGCAAGAAGCGTCACAAGGCCCTGAAGTCCGTGGATATTGAAGCCTACAAGGGGGCACTCATCCACGAGAACGAGATCCTCCACTTCAACTTCCCGTCTATTTTTGCCCTGCACGCCGACGACAAGCTGGACTCCACCTTCTTCTACATGCTCAACCAGAAGCGCATGATCGAGAAGGGCGAGATCACGGAGGAGGATGCTTCGACCGAGGTAGGCAAAAAGCTGTTTAACCGATGGGTCGCCCCGGTCATCAGCAACGTCGCTCCCCCTGTGACCGAGTCGTATGCCGAGTACTACAAGCGCACCACTACGAATAAATAACCTTGCGCAGCCCGTATTCGTCCATACACTTTTGCAGGAAGTTCCGGCAGTTCTCACATGGCTTAGAACACCTAAGAGTTCCGTCCGGTCCGTGCCTGACCACAATGAGTGTCGCTCCCCTAAGAAGGTTTAGATCGCCCAAACTCTTGACGACATTCACCTCTGCGTGAATGGTCTTTTCCCAGTATCCGCAGCCCCGTGAGCGGGACCCAACCTTATTGAACGCGGAGGCCAATACCTTGTTTCCGCGTAGAATAATTGCATGATGCATGGATGTGTTCAGAGGATTCTTGGTAGGAATATGCTGAGTGTAAATATACTTTTCCATGATGTTCAAGGTTACTCCATCATCTAAAAAGACCTGGAATAAATCCGTTTTAGGGCTTCGGCTCGACTTTCTCCGCACGCAGTTCTGTGCGCAGCGCCTCCAAGATCTTGCCCAGCTTGTTGTCACCCTTCCACTTCGTCGGCGTCTTGGCAACCTCCGTAGAGGCTGATGTCGAAATACCCCAGTACTTGTCGCGAGGATCCGCGTTGGCCAGCAGCTTGTCCCCCGTATCCAGAAGCTTCTTCCGCAGCTCCAGGTTCTGGGTGAATTTCGCACGCAGAACCGACGTCATCACCTCATCCTGCTTCTCCGCCCACGTCTCTTCCTTGAAATTCTTAACCTTGTTGCCGAACGATTTTGCCGACTGCGCAGACTTGGCTTTCAGGATCTTCCCGAACATCTCGTCGTCCCCGAACGTCTTGGCTTTGATAGCCTCGAACGCATGCTCAGCCGACTTGTACTCTACACCATCCAGCTTGAATGTCGTCTCATAGAAGTTGGAGAACTCCTTGTTCTCCGGCTCCTTGGAGAAGAAGTACAGAATCTCCTGCTTCGGTGCCGGGGGTTCCGCTACTGCCGCTGGGGCTACGACCCTCTTCCGGCGCACCGCCTTAGGCTTCGGAGCTTCGTCAGCAGCAGGCTTCTCTTCCTCCTTCGGGATCTCGGGAACTTTGACATCTGTCTCCGTATCCGTCACCGATTCTACCGACGGCACTTCCTCCTCTTCCTCTTCCTCCGCCTCGGCCTCGGCTTCAGCTTCTGGCGGCATCTCGGTGCGCCTGAACACGAACGTGCGGTACAGGAAACTGAAATCCTGCTCTGGCTGCTCCAGACGCACCGCACTCTGCGTGGTGTAAATCTCCCCGAACGACTTGGTCTCCACCAACTCAAACCCTGCCTCTCCAAGAATCTCCGAGCACGCCTGGAACGGTACCAGGTACTCTGGTGTAGGCTTCACGATCGATTCCAAGAGCACCTCCACCTTCTGCCCGAACTCTTCTTTCCACTCTCCCGCATCCTCATACCGCTTCGTGATCTCCGCGAACGTCTTGCCCCGGACTCGGAACGTATGACGATCCTTGCCCGCCAGCAGCGAATACACCGCCTTGCCGTCCAGGTACGTCCCGAAGAACACCGACTTACAGTGACGCAGATTCCCCACGAACGTCTTGAACGTCTCTGCGCTCTCGCACGCATAATGCAGTGCGAACTGGCAGCTCGCGACATCCCACTCTCCCATTCCCTTGAACTCTGCGAGATACGGAGTCGATGCGTGCTCATCGCCAAACACGATCTTGAGATACTTGGACTCCTGCTCCTCGAACGGCTTCGTCATGTCCGCCTGTGCGAACAAGACCTTCGGCATGAACTCAGAGGACCGCGCCTTCTCGCGAAGATAGCGCACGCACGCTCCCTGTCGCGGCATGCTGATATTCTCCTGCGAGATATCCAGACCCAGCACCTTCGACGGCTTCGCCTTCCGCCACTTGTGCAGATCTCCCGCCCTACCCACTGCCACCTCCAGCAGCGTGTTTCCCGGGATCACGTAGGTATTGTACAGGGACTCCTTGATTCGGTTGTGGAAGCCATACACGTCCTTGAGAATCCGGTCACGCGAATCTACATCGTCGCGGTAGTAGGCATCGTCCTCAAACGTATCGTCGGGGGGCGCTGACCAAAGGCTTCGCAGCATCTCTTCTGTGATCGGGACATGGATCGACGTCCAGATCGAGTCTGCTACGTGAATATCGTTGCCGAACTCGGGCATGTTGAGGACCCGGTAGCGGTAGGTCTTGTCGTAGCGCGTGCGCATGACACTCCACCGCCGCGTATCCGTGTCATACGAGCATTCCACGATCGTATTGTCTTCAATCTTGTTCTCTTCCAGGTCGTACGGGACACCTCGCGCATTCACCGGGACTACAATCTGGTAAGCATCCGGGTCGCGAGGAGCTACCGGCTGGAACACCGAGGGCACACGGCTAGACGACCGACCCAGATGCTGGAGATCCGACGGCAGCTTCGGTGCCACATATTCCCCCGTGAGCGTCTCGCACGGATTCACAATATCCTCCCCCGGCGTGCGACCCACATACAGGCTTCCCTTCTTTGCCATCTTTTTGCGCAGCGTATCATACGTCGGCTCCATCTCCAGCTTGAGTAGGAAGTCAATCGTGTTCTGGTGCGGGGGCTTCCACTTATACACTCGCCGCCACGTCTTGCCCTTGGTATCCGCGTGCGGCGCCACTGCACTCGCTCGCGGCGTAAAGATCAGTCCGTCCGTCTCGTACTCGAACGTCGTGTCCAAGATCGTGCGAATCGACTCTTCCATCGCCGCTCCATCGCCGGCCAAGAACAACTTCGTCTCCATCCGCATCACATCCTCTGACTGCGCAATGAACGCTGTTCCCAGATCCTTCACAAACTGCCGCGCACACCCCAGACGAGACGATGCAGGGTTTTTGACAATATCCTCGTCCGTCGTAAAGAGCGGCAGGGACTTGACGTCGCGGTTCTTGTAGCGGTAGATGTCAAACACGCAGAACAGGTTCTTCTTGGGCAGGTATTCGCCATCCAGGAAATCATTGATATGTGTATCATCGGTCGCCACCATCCCAGTGAAGACTACCTGCCCACTGGGATTCACGCGCACCATCCTGCGGTCGCGCGTCACAAACAGCCCACACCGCTGTCCGTCTGCCTTGTTGGTTACCGTGTAACCCTTGAGGATATTGCCAGGGCGGTCAGCGACCACGTGCGGACGGTCCAGCGTCACCGGGTTGTAGAACAGATTGCCCGACAGCTTGAACTCCTCGGCATACCGCTGCAGATCGGAGAGGGGCAGAATGTGCTTGGTCTCCTGGTACGCTCCCACCAGCGTCTCCAGAATACGGTACAGCGTCCGCGCCACCTCCGGCGGGCTCCGCGGCTCCTTCCGTGGCGTGTATTCCAGCTCCAGCTCGTAATGCGGAGTGTTCTTGAGGACGTCGCGCAGTCCCTCCTTCGGGCTGTTACGCGTCTTGACCATCGAGAAGTCGATGCGGAACTCGTTGCCAGGGACCGCGTACGACTGGCGGTGGAGGATACGAATCATCGCCTTCGGGTCATCTACGTTGCCGTTGTAATCCTTCTTCACATGCTTCTCCGACTTCAGGGTGAAGCGGCAGAACACTTCGGGGGCATCCACGACATCCTTCTTGTCCGATGATGCAGAGAAGTAAGGGTTCTTGCGCTCAACGTCCAGTGGGATGTTCTCGAACGACTTGGATGTGCAGACGGTGTGGATATTGGCTGCGCCCACGACATGGACGCGCTGTCCGTCCTTGAACGAGTAGGTCAGTCGGTGTTCTTCGGTAGAGGGGTAGTCGGCAATTGCAGCTTTGATACGCTCTGCGACATCGCGAGTCTGGATACGTCCAGCGAGGACTTTGACTTCAAATTCTGCAGATGGGTCAGTGTTCGCGTGGAGTATGAAGTCGTGTACAGACTCCACGTGATGTGTACTTTCCAACGCCCGTTCCATTGTTACTTTCTTAGATCAAAATCAGGCACTTTTACCCGTTTTCGCAAGTTTCTCATAGGACGTTCGCAGGGCACTATCCGCCTCTAGATGCTTCCGCTGGTCAAAGCAAAAATGCACGTACGCCTCCATCTCCGTCAGGCACTCCGGGGGCAGGTTGTGTGATGAGACAAACACACCGGTGTCTGACCGCGTGTATTCCTGCGTGTATTTACGGACGATCTTGAAGATCTCCTCGTGCTCATTTTGATTCAGGGACTCCAGGAGCGACTTGAGCTTCTCCGGGTCCGGTGCCGACATTTAGTTGTAGTATGCCCGATGTCTCTAAACTCTCAGGGACCGTCGCCAACTTACGACGACGACGCTGCTTCTGCTCGGGCTGTACCTCGGTCGCCACTGGTGCAACGGTGACCGTCTTAGTACCGCTGGACTCCTGCGTGCTCTCCAGGACCCTCTCCGGAATCACATCCAGCTTCGGGGCGGGAGGCTCATCCGTCGTCGCGGGAATGCGCTTAATTAGCTTACCGAGGACGAAGATTTCTTCATCATTCTGCTTGAACTCGGCGCCAAGAACCTCCAGCTCCAAGCTATCCCCCGGCTGCGTCTCCTCAAAGTCGGGGACACCGATGTGCAGGTCACGAGGCAGGAGAACACGTAGCGGCTTGCTCTCTGCATGAATACCAATCTTGCTTCGGAAGACTACCGGAACCGTCAGGATCTGTCCCTTGCGAGGGTAACACACGTCTGCCTGAAATCGTACGAGATACCGCGTGTCCGGATGCAGGATATTCAGCTTACCTACAGAGTGCTCTAGAATGACCGAGGAACGGGGCTGGATATACCCCTCCGTTCCACATCGCCCTTCCACCTCTGCCTTGATCTGGCTCAGAAGAGAGGTCTGGATATTACGCCTCAGGTATCGTGAGGGAATAGAGATTACACGTTTCATCTCTCGTCGCTCGAACATTTGTCCTGTGCTCATGTTATTACTATGGACGATCTGTTTTAACTACTTTGTTTCTCCTTAAGCCTTAAGCCTTAAGCTTCTGCTTGAGATCTGTGTCATTTTTCACTGCTGCCCAGACTTCGGGAAGGATCCAGACCGTCTTCTCCGACGGCATGCGCGATACCAGACTGAGGTACTCACATCGCGGTCCTTTCGTCTTCACCCCTGCTGGGAAATCATGTCCCGTAATATCCTTCACCAGCGCAATCAGCGACGGCTCCAGGAAGAACGAACATTCCTTTGGAAGAATCGTCTTCGCCCGCTTACTCACTTTGGCATGCCCATCTCCATCGACCTCGAAGGCTGCGATCTTCAACTTCTGATTATCGGTGGTACAACGAATCTTCTGGTTTTCCACCACTTCACGCACAATCTCCTCCTTATGACGGGACTTCCACACATTGAAGGCGTCCAACTGCTCTCCTACCGGATCCACCTCCACTCCCTCGCGGTTGTACAGCTTTCCCTCTCCCAGGACCATCATGCCCAGATCTTCCACCATGAGACCCTTGGCATACGGCTTATCGGGGTGTGCTAAGATGTACTTGATCTTGTCCTCGGGCTTCATCACCTGATCCACCACGAACCATTCCTTGATCTCGTCGGAAATACCTTCGGTGGGCACTCCAAATGAGTACTCGGGGAGATCCGTGGGCGCCGGAGGAGGTGCGTCGGCGTCTGGTTCAGGTGCGGGCGCTGGCTCTTCTTCTGCAGGGAGAGGGACCTCTGTCCTTGTAGGGACATCTGCGGGAACGCTGCGCTCGACCATTGTCGCATCCGATGCCTCGTCGGGTGAGAATGCATAGAGCTTTCCACGCCGCTCCAGGATACCTATGCGCCCACTCGCATCTCGCAGTCGCAGATGCTCTTGCACTGCATCATCGAGGATATATGACACCACCGACGAATCATACCGGAACTCCTGTATGAGATCCGCCTGTTTCCAGACCGGTTTGTTCTTGAACAGATCAATCATCTTGTCAAAAATGACGTCACGCACATCCAGGTACGAACTGAGTGGGCGGACATACGACGGATCCGCCTCTTCAGGAAACTCGGTACATGCATACCCCAGAGTATCGTCAAACGTAGGAGCCGACATCTTGTACAGCGGCAGCTTCACTGGCTTATTGTCCTGGGCCCTTGTCTGCGTCACTACCAGATTTTTCCATAGGACGGGAAGCTGGTTAGTTCCCGCCTGAACCGTACAATCAATCGCTGACTCCATCAGCACCCGCCGTACAAACGCAATGGTCTTCGCCTTGGATTCCACATACGTGCGATACACTGTCTCATCGTACGTCTCTTTCGGCGAATCAGCGTAGCGCGTGACGTGGAGATACACCGTACAATTCTGCTCCTTGAACCCGAGGGAAGAGTGTGAGCATGTACGCAGGCCACGACCGATCACCTGCTCAATGCGGCTCATGTTGTACCACGGATCCATGATATGCACCTGCCGAATATTCTTGAAGTCTAGACCCTCCGAAATCAGCGGCGAGCCCACAATCACCTTGATGAGTTCTCCCTTGGAATTGGCCGGTGACCGCAGAGTGCTCACCAACTGTTCAATCTGCGTATCCGACATGTCCGACGTCAGCATCGCGTACTTTCCCGGCGATGTCCCCTTGAACTCCCCCGACGGATTCTCCAGAACTGGATGACCCATAGCAGGCTTGTATCCGTGCTCCTCTAGACACATGGCAAACGGTACCGTTCCAGTCTGAATATAGTTTGAATACACGAACACGATCCCCTGGGTGGTCTTGATGCAGTCCAGGATTGTTGCGAACTTGGTCGCATGCCTCTTGACATTCGAGATGCTCAGGAAGGGAATGACATCAGCGCGGTACCGCAGCGTCGCCTGCGATGTGTCCTGCGCCGCATCAAAGCACTTGCTTACCGGTCGTCCATCAGGCGAAGCTACAATGCAGGGAAACATGGATTCTTGGATACTCTTACGAATCTCTTCCACCGATTCACGCTGCGGGGATTCTAGGTACGACGCTACCAGATCTAGATACTTCAGAGGCGGTGTCTCAAAGTCTTTCCCCCGATTGTCCTTGGTACGATCGCGCGGCGCTATCATAGACGGCGGTGGGGGCAGACGGAACGGGAAGGTAAAAGGATTCTCTCCTCGAATGAAGCTCACGTACTCGTGGGCATACCCCCGGAACTGCGCTTCGGCCTCTGGAGATTTGAACCCATCATCCTTGAAAAAGTCTTCAGGTGTCAGTTGCTCATCGGGAGACTGGCGCTTATCGTTCCACAGAAACAGGTTGAATAGGAACACGATCTCCTCGTACGTATCGTACATCGGCGTCGCTGTCAGGAGCACCAGTGTCATTCCGTTGGCAACTTTGACGACCTCTTTCAGAGCTTCAGGAATCTTCTTATCCACCTTGTCTGCGCTCACTGTCGGAGATTCGCGAACGTTATGGGCTTCATCCACAATCAGCATACGACCATCAAATGTCTCGTGGATCCACGCCTCCAGCTCCTTCTTGTTCTTGTTCTGGCGCATATTGTCCAGCTTGTTGGCAAAACTGACATACCCTCCAAAATCGTAGAACTCGTCAATCATGCGATCCACGATCGCTGCCAGCTTGTCTCGACTCTCCGGATCTTCCCATCGCAGGTTCTCGCTCTGTGCCCGATCTAGCATGTCTAGGTAGCGCCGACCCGTGCATTGCTGAGACCGCAGGACTCCGTGCTCTTCCTTCACCCGATGCACATCAAAGATCTGTGTCCGGAAATTGTTCTGCACCGAAGCACTGGAAAGAACCAAGACTTTCTTATCCTGGAACTCGGGGCGCAAGATGTACTCTTCGGCTACCTGGATAGCAGTACAAGTCTTGCCCACTCCCGTTCCGTGGAAGAGCAGCATATTGCGTTTCGGGCTATCGGGACTCAGGATACGGCGAATCAAGAGCTGAAATGTCTGGAGATGAAACTCTTTCGACGTACATTGGTCTTTCCTCATAGATTCAAGGGTTTCGAGAGAAGCAGGTGGAAGCGCTTTTGCTTGGACTTCTACCTGTGTCTTGAGTTCGCTCAGACTCATTCTTATTGTTTTAGTTCTACTTGTTTTCACTGCGGAAGCTGCGTATGCCGCACGCCATAGTTCAGCTGCTGCGCCACAGCGTTGTACTGCGCAATCTGCTCCGGGGGGTTGGTATGTCCCGCCGTACGGACAGACGACTTGGGGTTCGACTGGTTGGCATTGAAGATCGTCTGAAGCTTGATCGCCTTCAGGAGTTCGCTAGAATCGGCAGTCTTGACATTACCCAGGCTCTTGTTTGTTCCAAAGTACGAGGAGGACATTATACTATGCCTATAGAAATAATGGGAGGAGGTTTGTTCGGCACCCCACTTGCGTTGAATGTGAAATGCTTGGTCTTCTCTGGACTTTTGATTACCATCTACTGGCTACCCCCTTGGGCGCCTCTTGTCAGCCCCTCTGACATCGCATGGAAACGGGGAATCACAATCCTTCTCGCCTTTTGCGGCTATATCTTGCTCGCATGGTATGACGTCCTTTACGACGCCAACGATCGCCTTCAGCCAACCTTTCTAGGCTGGATAAGTGCTCCGTTCAAGCCCGCCGAGTATGGCGAGAAGTACAAGGCGCTTCCTCTCAAGTGGAAGAAGATTGTGCGTGGCGTGGATATTCTAGCTCTAGTGGCGGCCGTGGCGTTTGTAGGTGCCCCGTTTCTGCTTTACAGTTCGCCCGCCGCGACGCGAGGAACGTTTCTTCGTTAGACGACGACCTGCGCCTTCCTCTTCTTTCTTGGTTGTCAGGAGAACTCCCTTGACGTTAAACACTTTCTGCCGGGTTCCTCCCTGGCAATGATCTGCGCTCACGATATTGACTGGATCGCCATACATGTTCCGACCTGGCGAACTCTGAACAATGAGAGCCGAGGCTACGTTCTCTAGAACTTCGTCTGTCTCGACTAACTCCAGAATCTTGTACTTTTTCATTGCAGCTCCCAGAGATGCCAGAGGAACCATGAAGTTCCCATTTCCCTGCACGTAATAGTATGGATTTTTCATATCCACATCCTTCGCGTACGGGGCACCCACGAGCTCCTTACTACACTTGTGCCGAACCTGCGATCCATCTGCGATCGCATCCCGAATCGTGTCTATGGGGATGGTAAAATACGAATTCTTGGCTTTGAAGACGATGTTTCCCATCTTGGACAGGATGCTCAGTATGGATACTTCCTCATTCTCTTCAAAATCATAGACCTGCTGGTCGGCAAATTTCACCTTGACCTCGGGGATGTCTATCGCCTTTGGTCCCAATGCAGGGAAACGCTCCGTCAGAAACCGGCGGTTATTATACGCACTTCCTCGAGTAGTTTCCTCTAGTGCATTCACTCCGTGTGCATCCGTTGCCGCGGGATCGGCTCCCGCTTCGACAAGTACCTGCAAAACGTCAAACCGGTTATCTAACGCCGCCGCTGCCTGTATAGGGGTCGTACGATCTGTATCCTCTTCGGGAGCATTCACATTCACACCTCGTCGGATAAGATCTGCGACATCACCTGTACGCCCGAGTCGTATAGCAGTGAATAACTCGGCGGTGGTTGGTGCCGCTGCAGGTTCCCCATCCAGCAATCTCGCCGTCATCCCACCGCGTTCTTCAATATACTCTCCAATATCAAGATACCTCGTATAATTCAGTGCAGTCCAACCAGGTTCATCGGCTGCAGGTCCCGCTCGTCCATTCACATCGGCTCCGTGATCTAGAAGAAATTCTACCATCGGACGATTCTCTGTGGCCGCATAATGGATAAGCATTGTTTCCTGATCTCCATTAATCATCAGGTTGGGATTTGCACCTGCTAGAATAGCAGCTTGAGCAGCCTCATCATCGTCAGCTGCAACAGCCGCTTGCAATGCGTGATCCTGTTCGGAATTGGATACCCGTGCTGGTGCTGGCGCCGAGGCTACTGCCGTTGCTACAGCTGACTGGACAGCTTCTGCTACAGCGGCAAGGGGAGATGCCGTCGCTGCCGATCCCTGTCGCTCTTCAAGAAGCCTCACTCCGTCTGCAAACCGAATTTCGCGAGCCATATCTAACGCTGTCTTTCCACTAGGGGACTTTATCGTCACGTCCGACCCTGCATCTAAAAGAAGTTTCATTATCTCGGCATTTTCGGATAATGTTGCGAACATCAGCGGGGTTACTCCATCACGATTCTGAACATTTAGATTTGCCCCACGACTTAGTAGAAGTGTGACGATCGGGACTAATTTTGCGTTATCGGCGGGTCGTCCCATCGAGGTGATAATATGTAGGGGTGTCTTACCACTCTCAGGGGATACAAAATTCACATTCGCCCCGCTATCCAAGGCTTCGGTTACCATAGTTAGCTTTCGGTATGCAACGCCTTCTACAAGGTTTGCATCTGCAAAGACGTTTGGAGCTGCCATTATACCTTCCTGACACTCTTTCTAAAAACGAATACTCTTTCTTGGGTGCTTATATAGGGCATCCAGATATGGAGACATGCAAGCATTCCACCAACTGCAGGCGCAAAGCCTATTCTGCCACTCAATGCCGGTGTGGCAACGTCTATTGTGCGCTGCACAAGGGAGATCACGGATGTACCTACGATTATCGTAAGGAACATCAGCAACTGCTCTCCAATCAGAATCCCCGAGTCGTAGCTCCTAAACTTACAGACCCATTATTCTCCTGTAATACACCTCGATGAAATGGTTTGTTCGCGGACCCGCCAAATGTTTGTCCAATTCAGTATAGAGTTTTGCAAACCGCCTTTTTCGTCCTTCGGGTGATAACTCCAGGATATCCGTATTGTCCGTCAGGTAATCCAGGAACAGCATCGCCCAGGCAATACACCATCCCATCTCGTTGTCTCCCTTGAAGCGCTGGAGATAGACACACTTGGACCGATCCACGCACGCGGTATTGATGATATGCACCGGGACATTGGCTATCTTTGAAAACTCCTTTTCCATGTGCGTCTTCATGTCTGGTGAGATATCGCGCAGACTCCGCATGTCAAAGAAGTACAGATTGAGTCCATCTCCTTCCCGGATCGCTAGAGTACAGACTACATGCTGCACAAACACTTTGAGAATCTCATTGGGACCCACATCGTAGCACGTGAAAAACACAAACGGCTTCTGGGAAAACTTGAGGGCATACTTGAGACCCACGTACGTCTGTGTAGGGGTTCCTGTGATATTGTTGATAATGATATCGACGTAATCGCCGGGGTTAAAGACAAAAAGGTAGTCATCTGTCCGTTCCTTCATCTCGAACTTCTTAGAGATATTTCTTCGGTTGGCCACCTCTGTTGGGTGAGGGCGCAGATGCCCGTTCTCCATTCTTATTAGATGTTGTCAATATCTATTTCCGGAACCTGCTTCGTGTCCTCCGCCGGCGGCGCTGACTCAAACTCAATACCATCCGTCTCACCGCCCGCCGTCTCCGTTTGGAAGAGTCGGGGATCCAGATCCATCTCCTTCCGCAGATCCGTCACCTGCTGCGGATTCAGAACTCCCATGATCTCGTGTGTGACACCGACGTCCATCCCCGTCTCTACGACCACGACAATGGAGCCGACATCCACGAACGCATCCTTCTTTCCCCTGCCGCTCAACGACCCTCGTACGAGAGCTTTGACCGTATGCAGCCTGTCCGCATGGATATAATCCACCTCCATACGCCCTTGACCCAGCTTCTTCTGTACCTTTCCGATATGTAGAGAGTCTGGCAGCTCACCCTCCTTGACATCCGACAGAATGTTCTCAAACAGCTTCTTTGCTTTCTTCAGCGTTGATGATTCCGAGTTTGATCCCTTCTTGTGCTTTGATCCTCCTGCTGTATTCTTTGGCATTTTGTCCGTTGCTACAGTCGGGGGAACAGCGTTATGCAATCCGTTTTCTATAAAACGAGTTTGGAGATCTAGAGGAGTATGCACATCAACAATGGGTCAGTGTTACAGCCTTCAGCATTCCTACGCGCTTCTATCTTCGTCCTCCAGAGTCAAGATGATCATCGAGTCTGGTGAAAATGGATTGAAAAGTGGGAAATATCACTCAATAGCCTACCGAGACCCACGAAATGGACGAATATTCATCAGAACGACGGAAGAAATCTCACAAGGCTCGTGAGAAGGCTGGACGACCATCATCAAAACACGTGCGGGAGTACCAAAAACGGATCGCTTCATCCCAGGGTAGAAGGGAAAAGCCCCGACACACTACGACAAGATGACCACGGACAACACGAACTATACCGACGACATCAACCTGGAGAACGAACTGGATATGCAAATAGCTCCTGCTCAAGAGTGGGAGATGCAGGAGGATATCGCATATGAAGACCAACCCGATGAGCCAGCGGCTGACTGTCCCCTGACTCCCCCTCCACCTGGCACCGACATTCTCGAGATTGCTAGAGAGAACTGGAATATTAGGGGCGCGAATGCTGGGCCCGTTTGCGACCAGTGTGAGCAAGATCGCACTGGGTACGGCGGTCGTATCTGTCTGGCCTGTGATACGCAGCCAGAGGAGTGCAGATGCGGATGCAATGGAGTTTGGGAAGATCACGAACTGTGGCAGAGAATCCGCAGAGATCTCTCCCAAATGTTCGTTCATATAGAAGTACCGCCTCCTTCTCCCGTCACCCAGGGGTAATCATACTGGGTATTCACGAAAAAGATGGTTTATAGCAAATCAAATGGTTTGCCAAAACGAATCGTCTTTTTCCATGTGGAACTCTATCTCATGCCCCAGAAGGACCTTGGACAGTACTTTACTCGTTCCAATGTTCTTCGTGACTTTGTATTCCACTGTGTCCGCAACCGCGGCGACCGCCTTCTCGAACCTTCTTTCGGTGCCGGACATCTTCTGCTCGCGTTCAAGGCCCTCGACCCCGACTATCCAATGGACTGTTACGAACTTGACTCAACAATTCCACTGGTTGTACAGTTCAATTCTCACCAGACCGTCAGCTACGCCGACTTTATTGCCACTCCAATCCCCACCACCTACCGAACCATCATCGGAAACCCTCCCTACGTCAAACGTCGTGCCGGAAACCTCTACATACAATTTATCGAGAAATGCGTCGGACTACTGGCACCGGGCGGCGAGCTCATCTTCATCGTCCCTTCTGATTTCCTTAAACAGACCCGTTCCTCTGCCATACTCACTCGTATGATGCAGGAGGGCTGCTTCACGGACGTCCTCTTCCCCCACAATGAGCGACTCTTTGACGGTGCCTCCATTGACGTGATGGTCTTCCGCTACGAGAAGGGCATTCAGTCGCGCACCACCCGCGTCAATGGCCTTCTCCGCACCTGCCAGATCCAGGGTGGAATCGTCAGCTTTGCCGATCAAACTGTGCAAGGAACTCCGCTCTCCGAAATGTTCAACGTCTATGTCGGTCTCGTGAGCGGCATGGACGCAGTGTATAAAGTTCCGTTTGGAAACGTAGGGATCCTCACCGATAAGGATGTGATAACGCCGTTTATTCTCGTGGATACCTATCCATGCGGGAATACCCAGATTGATGCCCATCTTGCTGCCCACAAAGACGCACTCATGGGTCGCAAGATCAAGAAGTTTGGAGAGACAAATTGGTTTGAGTGGGGTGCTCCACGCAATAAGAGGGCCATGGATGAGCATATCGGAAAGCCTTGTATCTACGTGCGCAACCTTACTCGTCAGTCCGAGGTCGCATTCGCGGGAACTGTCTCGTACTTTGGCGGAGCACTGCTTTGTCTGATCCCCAAGCAGCCCATGGATCTCGCTCCGGTCCTCGCCCATCTGAACTCCTCCGAACTAAAAAATGAATACACCTTCTCAGGTCGATTCAAGATTGGTCATAATCAAGTCTCAAACATTCTTATGAGAACATCTTCTTGAGATCAGCGTCTGCGAACTTGTCCATGCCAGCAATCGCCTGGCGAATAGATTTTTGCACTGTTCCAAACAACTCCAGGAGACTCGCGCGATACTTGTCTTCCGGAGTCACGTAATCAATATTCTTGAACTCTTTCTTCCAGTTGATCTGGAAGATATTGGCGGGATTGGACTTGTACGTGTGAATGTCCAAGATAGATTTCAGAAGTATGGTTCCGGTATCCTTATCGACCACGAGATAGTGGTACTCTGTCTGGCGATCCCTCTCAGTCTTGTGAGGGGTTGTCCGAACATGCTCAAACCACTTGTTCATATTCATGTTCTTCTTCTGGACTTCTAGCCCTGTCAGCGTGTAAAGGAACGCGACCTTATTAAAGGCATTATCCGTACCCCCTTTCGTGATCTTGAGGTTGATAGGGATGTTGTTGATGCGGATATCGTACCAATGTCGATCCTTCGGAATCTCACACACGGTATATGGGTGCTCATCTTTCAGCCCCTCGACAAGGGCATCTAGATACTCCTTCTCTTTGACTGCACTGATAATGCGTCCATCGCCTCCCACAGAGTATGAGATATTGATCTTCTTGCACACCTTCCTGATAGCCGCGATCGTTGCAACGTAGGTCATTCTTGTTTTTAAGATCCTATTCCGGGAGTCTGATTCGTTTTTACAATTTAGACCGGTGGGCATTTCAAACCGGCACTTTTTCAGGGTAAATTGAGTATGAAACGTACCGGTTTAAAACGTGCCCGCCTTATATTTATAGAATGGAACCCATTGTTAATTACCTAGAAGATACTGAAAAGAAATTGGTGAAGGAGATGGCTGAGTTATTCAGTAAAATGAGAGGGCAAAGGGATACTATGTCTCTACAGGGAATTGAAGATATGTATTCGTATGAGCATGTTGAAGGTGTTCTATATGAACCATGTGTTCGGATTCCCATGAGTTTAGTATCCACCGTGGTTTCCAGCCATACGGTCCCTGGACGTTATTATTGGACTGACTTTGCCCTTCCAAAAGATGAATTTGTTATATACAAACGCGAAACATATAAACCGAGAGACCAACATAATTCGCGTGATACTTTTAACTGTATTGCTTTAACAAGCCATGGAAGATATTTCCTTACAAAACAAGTTCAAGGTGAAAACCCATTTGGTAGTATGCAATATGTTGGCATATATTCACCAGATGCGAATAGACCCGTAATAAAACTAGAGCCTCTTCCCTATAAAATTCCATCAAGCATTCTTAAAGCGTTAAAATTAGGAATGAGTATATCTAATATTCCTGAAAATTACATACACTATCATCCGCGGGATACCAATGACATTCATCCTATTGCGAAAAAAACCATATCGGATACAACTGCCTCACTACAGGAACTCAATAAGCAGTTTTATCTATTTGCTGGTAAATGGAAACCGCATATGACAGAACATGCTACGCTAGATGTAGATACAATGCGTCAAACCATTTTTGATAATGCGCATTGTATTGAAGAACTGAAGGGGAAAGAAGTGAGCCTTGAAGAGCAAAATAAAAGCCTACAAGCAGAACTCAAAGAACTCAAAGAACAGAAGACCTCTTTGGAGAAAGAAAATACAAGACTATTACCCTTAGAAAAATACAAAGATGCGGTCCTAGAGTTTATGCAGGATCACTGTACAAATGAAGAAGTACGGGATCGCGATGATACATTGGATAGCAGTATTATAAAGATATTTAGTGATTGGCATTTCAACAAAGTATTTATGAATCAGAATGATTATGAACGTGTAATGGAATCAAAAGAGGAATTAGATGAATATAGAATTTACAAGAAGGTCAAGGGTGAAATGGTTTCAAGTGGAGTGGATAATAGCGGTGTAGCTAGAAATGTTCGTAGTATCAAAAAAACTATAAATAAGCCTAAAAATTAAGTGCAGGTCTAAAAAGTTCCCTATCCTAAACTGCTGGACGAGAACATGGTGGATGTTAGTTTTACATTATACCGTTGAGAAGACCGTTGCGACGAAAGCGGCAAGGAGGGCGATGCAGAGAGCGACGAGTAACTCGAACTCTTTATCGAGACAACGTACCTGCTCGGCTGATGCTGGCTCTGGTTCCGGTTCCGGTTCTGGTTCCGGTTCCGGCTCGGCAAATCCCTCCTGGGGCACGCACGTATCGCAGTCGCACTGCGTTCCGTCGATTCCGTGTGGGCGCTCCTGCGGCTGCGTGGGCTTGAACTCGCAGTTCGTCCCGTCACAGGCGCCGTCGTAACACTTGTTCTCACACATCTTCCCTGGCGGGAGTTCGATAGTGTTCTCGCCGTCCTCCTCCTCAATCTCCACGTTGAACTGCATCGCCATGCCGTCCTCTGCGTAGTCCCGCCACGTGCTGCGCATGAACTGGCGCGTTTCGTAGTTGAACGCCGTTAGCGCCGTATCCCCGTCCCTGGGGAAGAACGACAGACCTGTGATGCGGATCTTGTCCTCAGAGACACCCAGGAGGTTGCAGAGAACGTGCATGGTCCCTCGGTGGTCGGGGTACCAGTAATACAGCGGATCACCGTTGCGGTACTGATCCACCTCCACCCGCAGCTGGTCCGTCTCGGGCAGCCATTCCAGCTCGTAGCGATACACGCCATTCACCGTGACCTGCGCCAGCTGACGCACGTCCTCCTCGCCGCCCCATCCGTCCTCGCGCGAGACAGCCTGAGCCTCCTGGACGATCTTCTCGCCCGTCGTCAGCTGCTTCACCTCCTCCTCGTAGTCGTAGTCGTAATCCTCAGCTGCCACGCACGGCTTGCGCTTCCACTTGCTGATCGGACCCATCCCATAGTCCCCGACGAGATAGTCGTTCTCCGTATCCCTCTCATGCTCTGCCGCCTGGTGTTCCCGCGCCTCGTTCTCCCGAAACAGGTCCAGCTCGTGGTCGTACCCCTCGAGCTCCTTCGCGAGCTCCTCCTGCCTGCTCTTCCAGTCCAGATAGCGCTGATAGTCCTCATCGTGGTCGTAGTTGTTGTTCTCGAACATGCTCATGGTGTGATGTGATGTGTTGTAAAGATGGCGCCGGGACTCATTCGTTTCCCCCGGACTTCACCGATCCGTTTTTGCGAACTAACAAAAACGGATTGGCCGAAAACAAAAACGGATCAAGAAGCCCCCGAGCATCTTACACATCATACCAAACAAGCAAGCAACATGAGCATCATCAAGATTAACCACATCATCACGGAGGAGATCACCAAGGCTGTGCGCAGCATTTCTGGAATGTTCGAGATCGACGCCGACAAGTTCTCTCAGGAGCTTCTCGTCGCCATGGGTCTCGTGGAGCGCACCACTGGCGCTCCCGTGACCGTCGTTCCCAAGAAGGCCAAGACCAAGGCTGTGCCCAAGGTCAAGGCCGAGACCACGACCGAGGTCGATGTCGCGGTCGATACTGGCGAGGACGCATCCAATGAAGGTGACGCGGCTTCTACTGACAAGAAGCCCCGTGCCCGCACGGTCAGCGCCAAGTCCAAGGACCTGTTCAACGCGCTCCCAGGTGCAACGCCCGAGAAGCTCAAGGAGGTCATGAAGGCCTACAAGGAGGCCACACAGGCCGACATCGATGCCAAGGGCGGCGACTTCATCGGCTTCGCCCGCAGCCACCTCCTTCCGATTGTCGCCAACGCGGGGGCCGGTGCCCCTGCGCCCGAGGTCAAGGAGAAGACGCCTCGCAAGAAGTCCGAGAAGAACTTCACCTGGACTCCCGCCTCCAAGAAGATCTTCGAGGAGATCGTCAAGGGCACCGGTGGCGAGGTGACGGACGACCTCAAGAAGGAGTTTGCCGAGTACGCCAACGCCAAGACCAAGGACGACTACGCCGCGCTGGCGCCTGCCGGCCACATCCGCGCCTTCCTGGCCGCCAAGGCTAGCCCCGACGACCTCGCCGACGGCATCGCCAAGCTCACGCTCGACTCCCAGCCCGAGCCCGAGCCTGAGGTCAAGCCCGAGGTCAAGCCTGTCGAGGAGGAGGAGATGGAGGCATTCGAGCACGATGGCGAGACGCTGTGGATCGGCGTCCCCTCCGGCAAGATCTACCGTCACACTGAGAAGGACGGCAAGGAGCTGGATATCCTGATCGGCGTCGCGGGTCAGGGTAAGTACAAGTCCGTCGTCGTCCCGTCCGCCTAAGCAGCCTGCATAGAAACAGTCAAACACCCCCAGTATTTTTCCATCCCGTGCCCGTGCCCGTGCCCGTGCCCGTGCCCGGCGACGCGTCTGCGCCCCTTCCTCATTCCTTCATTCCTTCACGAACTCACGAACAGATCTATATTTGTAATTATCGACCCAAAACACAAACTCTATCTA